ACCTTGCAGAATAGCCCGAGCCGCTTGCGGATTACGCTCCATCAAAGCCCGGGCTATTTGCTCAACAACCCGAGGCGGCGTCCCTGACGCTTCATTCAAAAGCCCTTTGGCCCCGGCTAGTAGTGCCGAAATGGGCTTGCCGTTCATGAGGGCTCCCATGATACTGGGATCGAACCTATTGAGTTCGGCAGCGTCCGCGAGATTGTCGGCTGTTTTGGAGCCGCCGAGCGCTGCATTCGACGTCTCGAACATCCGCTGTTCGCGAGCAATACGGTTTCCCATTTGGTCGCCTCTACCGGGAACAGCAAAGGCTGGAAATTCTTCGCCGGTTTTCGGCGTGATTAGCGCTCTGGCTTTATTAGTAGTGGGCGACATTGAGGAAGATTCGATGCTGGCAATCTTCGGATCAACGTAACCGGCGCGGAATGAATCCTGCTGATCCGGTCGCATCCCTTGGAATTCAGGGATAGTATCAGCGGACCTCATTCGTCCAGATGAAGCGTTTCGCCCTGTCTCCACAGCTTCAATCGCTTGGCTCTGTTGCCGAAAAGCATTCCTTGCTGCCGCATAAGGCTCCGAAGCGGCCTCGAGCGAGCGATCAAGCTCATTGCGGATCGGAATAAGCTGCCGCTGGACCGCCGGGCGAGCGCCCTCAATCATTGCGTCGATCTCTTGTTTAGATCGCAGGGCGGCATTGAAATCTGTCAGGACCGAGTTGCCGTCCGTGAGATAGCTACGAGCGCGCCGAACAGCGGCTTCAATGCTATCATCCGTGATGTTGTTGCCGGGGTTCATAAGGCGGCTAGCACCAGGGGTGAGGAAATCATCCGCAGCAGCGATCGCCGACGTGGGATCTACTGTCCCGGCACTGTCTCTAGCCGCGCCGTAGTTCGCATTGGCCGCATTTGCGCGGGCCTGCGTGAGTGCTGCCATTCTCTGCGCGGCTGTGTCCGTGGCTCCAAAGCCTTCAGCCAGATAACTCGCAAGACGATCGCCCTGCCCTACCTGACGACCCTGAAGCCCTTCGATGACCATCTGACGTTCGTTGTGGGGCGTACGCGCGGCAGTCGATAGCATTCTCTGGCCGGAGTTGCCGAGTGCATCGGCCACCGTGAACATATCTTGGCCGTCGGCGCGAGCCGCGGTCAAAGCGTCGGCCACCTCGTCAGCCGTCATTCCGGCGCGTCGGACACCCTCGCCTAAAGCTCGCTCTGCGTAACGCTGGGGAAAGACCCGGGCGGCGATCGGGGCGGCGGCCATGCCGGCTGCCTGTTGAACGCCGGCCACGCCCAAAGGCGTGGCGGCACCAAGAGCAAGCCCCGTAACTCCGCCAAGGCCCGCGTTGAACGCTCTATTTTCCGCACCTTCGCCGCTTCCTGCACCTTGCAGAGCGCCGAGCCCGGCACCTTCTATCGCAGACGTTGCCGCCACTCGGCCGAGCCCGGAACCACGCCCGATAGCGTTTGCCGTCGCAGAAAGACCACCTCGTGCGAGACCAGCGCCACCCGCCAACCCGCCAGCAATCTGGCCGGTCAAGAACGATCCGGGATTGGTTTCCTTCGCCCGGCTTTCCTGATCCCTCATTTTGCCGAGCAATTCGTCATAGGACCGAGGCTTTACGTTGCTGTCGACAAGCGAGGCGAGATATTCGGAGGTCGCGCCGAGGCCCGCACCCAATTCGTCACCGAAACCGAAAGACATTGTATCACCAGCACCGAGGGCCGCGGCGCCGGCCATTCCGCCCGCGAATTCGGGCTTGGCTTGCGCTGGCTGCGGCTGTGCCGATGCCCTATGGCCGCGTACGTCGTCCAGTGTCACGCCTTCCGACGCGATATATCCGTCGATATCTTGCGTTGGCGCATTTTGCGCCGCCATCTTCGCGACATTGCGCTTGATGCGATCAAGGTCAGCCATGGCTCGACTCTTCCTAAAATTGATTCAATGATCAGTCGTCGCCCTCAGGGCGATAGCAGCCCTGAGGAGGAGCCGAGTGGTAATCGGCCAACCTCCCCAGCACGCTGCTGCCCGTTCCGGCCAGATGGGAGCCCTCAGACGGCCAACCCAAGCTGAATACCCGGTACCAGACGGGCGGGCGGAGCAATGTGCGCACATTGCAAGGCCAGCCGGTGCACCTGTGAACAGCGGCTATCTGTTCCGGCAGGCGCGTATCACGAAACCTTTAGGTTCCGTGGCCACGGGATCGGAGGATTTTCCCATGTGGAAGAAAACCACGATCCGCGTCACCATTACAATCAATCTCGCCCCTTGCCTGCTCGGTATTGCGGCGATCTTGAAAGTGCTGATGTGACATTAGACGTCGCCTGGAACATGGCGGCGTCTTTTGTTTTCAGTCTAGCCCGTATCGCGACCGATAATCGTTGCCTGCGGCTGGAGCCACCGGAGCTGATGGGGTGCCCACCTGACCGCCTTTAGGCTTATAGAAGGTGTTGCCGCGGATCTCGTCTGCACGTTCCTGATTGAACTGCTGGCGACGTTGAGCGAGGGCGATGGCTTTGTCGATAATGATCTTTCGCTCTGCCGGCGTCTTGTCCACGCTGGCCTGCATATCGAGCAAAATCTGACGTTCGCCCTCTGTTGGCGCGGCGCCGAAAATAGACTTGAGGGAGCCGAGGGCCTGGTTGAGAACCGTGTTGTTCAACTCGGTCGTCGCCTCACCCTTCGCGTCATCAAAAAAGCCGGTCGGATCGTTCCGCGCCGCCCACGACTGCCAATTAGCCATAGCTCCCGACCCAGCTCTATCGTTAAGCGATTGCCCATTCTCTCCCGGTGTGACGATGCTCTGAAGCTGATCAGTTGCAGATTTGGACGCCTGCACCTGGTCCAGCGCGTCCAGCACAGCTTTCTTGTCGATCGCGGTTAGGTTCTGCTGGCTCTCCTTCGGCATATCTCCGCCAAGGACGTATCCCATGTACCGAGGGTCGTCCTTCGTGAGACCAAGCGCTTCGGCCGCCTTCATTCGTGCCTCAACCTGCCCGCCGACATTGATAGTCTGCCCCGAGCTCCCGATGAGCTTTGGCCCCTCAGTCGTCATTGCATATGGCCGGGCGTCATTCTCAGGAATGCCCCACTGAAGGCGTTCGTCGGCAGTGATGGGACGCGACGGGGTCTGAAGGGCTTTGGCGCGAGCAGTCGCCTCCTGGACCTGCGCCTGTCGCAATGGGTCGCTCGCCTGCTGCTGGCGCGTGTAGTCCTGGCGCTGCTGCCAAACTCGCTGCTCCATCAGCGATTGGGCGTAAGCCTTCGCACCGTCTGAAGAATAGGGATCGCTTAGAACCTTTTGGATTGAAGCCATTGACGGACCCGACGAAGCCGGCTGTGGAGCGGGTGGGAAGTTGCCAGCAATTTGCGCCTGCTGAGCGGCGGCGACTTGCGGCGCAGGGCCGACGTTGGTTGGGGCCGGGAGCGTGGGGGCTGCCGCCGCGTTCGGCTGCACACCAGCCAACGCATTGCCAACTGCCGTAACGGATGGAGGGAACTGTGGTGCCTGCTGCGGAAGCGTGGACATGGCGTTCGCAACGGCCTGACGACTGGCTGGCGCGGCATAAGCGGCTGCCTGAACATCAAGGTTGCCCGGAAGCTCCTCGCGAGAGGCAGGCATTTCAGCCAGCTTAATAGGCGGCGCGAACCGACCCGCATCGAAGGCAGGGGCCGCATTGGGATCGACCACACCGGAGCCGGGCGCCTGCACCTCGATTGCGGCAGCGGCGGGCGGCATACCGGCTGAAGGATCGAGAGAAGCTACCTGCTGACCGCCCTGCCCCTGAAACTGCGGCAGATATGCGTTCGCCTGGCTGATCCTTCGCGCAGTCTCTCCGCCCGGCTTGTCGTACCCTGCGAAGGCCCAGGCGTTATTCATCAGCCGCTGGGCTTCCTCCGGCGACTTTGCGGAGTTGAGCGCCGTCGTCAGGTCCGGGCTTTCCTGCAGGAAGAACAGAGCCTGCGTCTGCGGGCTGCCATTGCCCTGCTCGCCTCGCTCGGCGGCGAACGACTGCAATGCCTGAAGCCGAGGACCGCGCCAGGACATGACACCGCCGGCTGTCCCTGGCTGGCCGGATTGCGACGGGTCAGACCACGACCCGCCTGCATTCTTCGCTGACCAGCCGCTTTCCGACTTACCCGTCGATGCTACCGCTGCCAGTGCGTTCGGGTTGGTGATGCCGGCAATGTTCTTCGCCGGATCACCGGCCTTGATGGTGTCGATGAATGGCGAGTACGTCGAGCCATTCTGCGAAACGTCAACAGACGGATCGGTTGCGGCGATCTGCGCTTGCGCACCGGGCGCCGGCAAGGATGATGCAGATGGAACTATCGGATCGACCACGGAAGACGAAGGGCTCGCAGCCGAAAACAGTGCAGCCTCGTTCTCGGCTGCCGACTTTTTCCCTGCGGATTCAGCAGCATCTACATCGCCCAACATGCTCCGATAAAGCAGTGCGTTGCCGATGGCGCTCAGACCTGAACCAACATCTTTAGGCGCTGTCGTTCCCCGGAGCGCCATGGCGTCCAATACCTTCCGCCGCCGCCCGACCTGTTCGGCCGTGAGACCGGTATTCCCACCGAATAAAAAGCTTGGCAACGACATTAGTAAAGCCCTCCGCCGAGCCCAAACATGTTTTTGAAACCAGTCATCATGGACGGCTTTTCCCCGCCAGGTGTGGCAGGGAAAAGCGCCTGCTGTTGCCTCTGGCGGAGCATCAGAGCCTGCGTCACCGCGTCAATCCCGCTCGCCATGTCTGTCGGATGGCTGGCAGCAACCCGCATTTGATCAGCGCGCATGCGCAGTTGCGCCTGCTCGGGCGTCTCATTCGCCGGGATGTTGAAGGACACCATTCAATTTCTCCAATTCATGAAAAAAGGCGGCTCCCGAGAGAACCGCCCTTCTTGTCTGCTTAGCTTGCCGAGACTTACCTCGCCACGCCTCGCCTGACCGCAACATAACACGCCTGCCATAACTGAACTTGCCTGACCTCATCATGCCATACAATGCCTTGCCTGCCCTACCTTGATCCCTGCCAGCCGGACGGGCATCCGGCTCCGCACTTAGTTCTTGCCGATCTTCTTCAATGAACGCGGGAAGTCCGCGTCTATCGTTTCAATAATCCCGACCAGCGCCGAGAACTCTTCAAGGTCTTTGTATCGAGATTTCCAGGCTTTCAGTTCATTCCATGCCCGATCGAGCACCATCTTGCGCGTCTTAGTCTGTGACATGGCATGCGATGTTTCGCGGTAGTGAGGCGCCGAGGGCTCATTTATGTGGACATAAGCTCTGGCACGAACGGCGGGCTTATCCGGCTGAGTATAGATCGCCACGACGCTGCGAATTAGCCCTCTCGCCTGTTGTAGGCGGTAGTGCTCGGCAGCCGCGCTGTCATTCCATTCGAAGAACGAGTGGAGTGGCGAATTGTCGTGCCTTGCATCGTCGAGGATGTCTTGCGGGGTAAGTTCGCCTTTGAACTTCGCCCGCAGCATTTCGATGTGATTGCCGACGAGATTGGCGTCGGCCTGGGCGCCCGGCTGAAATCGAGCGCCTTCGGAAAACTCAAAGCCAGCGATCTTCATCACGCGGCCTCCAGCTTCTTGTGCTCTGCTTCCGTGGCGACATGGAACATGCCAGACATACCGTCCTTTTCGGGCCTCCATTCCCCGACGCCGACAGCGAAGCCGGCGACGTTGATGATGTTCAGGATCTGGCTTTCGCTGAGCACGTTCGCGTTGTAGCGAACTAAGAGCTTTGCATGCCAGTCGGCGAACTCGCCGCGATACCGAAGATCGGCCGTCCCCATGCCGACCCGCACCATGTCTTCGCGCATCGAAGGGGCGCCACCGTGGATGCGGACAAGGTTGACGCGGGCCTTTGTGCCTTCGAAAGCGCCGTTGACGTCGATGTCCTCGCCGAGGATGTGGAATGCCTGCCGAGCGGCAACCTTCGTGATCCCCGCGACAGACGTGCAGGCCGTCACCGCAGCGGCCTTGAAGCCGATCGACGGGAAGCCGTAGCCATCGCCGAGACGATAGAGCGAGCTTTCGAAATCGGCCTTGGGGTCTTTCGCTTCCTTCGCCTGCTTGGCGGTCTTCATCTGCTTGCCGAGCATTTCCTTCTTGGCCTTCTCGGACCAAGCATGGACGATCAGCGGAGAATCTCCGAGAACCGTCACTTCCATCAACTGGATCGCCAGCGGCGGCAGTTCAATTCCCACGTCTTGTTTCGATGCAGTAGCCATTTCAGTCTCCATAGGCGTCCGGCCTGCCAAGCCCGGTAACGCACAGGGGTTCGCTTTCACGAACGCCGGAGCCTATGAAGCTCGTCGTTCGCATTACATCCTCATTGGCAGCGAGGAATTTCGTGATTCAGTTGATAGGCTTGTAGACAGCCGTTACTCGGCCTCGGATGCGGTCTTGGAAGAAGTCCCGCGTCATCGGCCCGTACCAGACGTCCTGCTCGAAGATCTCAGCCCACCAGAATCCTTGGGCGAACCGAGCGCGGCAGATGTAGAGGTTCTTTTTTGTATCTGTCAGCGTGACGTAAACCCGTCCCGAGACCAACTCCCGGTCGTCTTGATCGTAGTCAACGGTGTCGCCCTTATCCGCAAAAGGTCTGGCGTGCGTATCAGAGAGTTGGAAGCCAGCGATGCTTGAGCGGGGTTTGGCGGCCAAGGCTACAGATGGTGCTGCCGTCATGAAGGGGATGAGCTTCAAAAGCGCGCGGCGGTCCATCACGCACGCTCCCGTTTGTTTCTAAGAGCGGGCCGGATCAAGACGAAGCCAGCGTTGTGGTCCACATCAACCATCCACTCGCCGCCGTGCATCTCACTCATGTATTCGCCAATGAGATTGGCATGGACACGAACCGCCCTGAATTTAGTATCCGCTTCTGTGATGGCATTGGAGATTACAGACCTGGCGGCCATGCCGGCTTTATGGTCATTCCGCCCTATGATATGGCGTGATTCAGCCATTCGATGATCCTCACTGATCTTCGTTTCGGTTAGGGCCGGGCAAGAGGTACGAACTCTTGCTTCGGCCCGACTTTTATGGCACACCTAAATCATGGCGTCAACAATAAATGTAACACCTAAAAAACGAGGTCGCCCGGCGACAGGAAAACAGCCGCATGTCAGTATGCGTATGGACCCTGATCTCATCGCGGCTGTCGAGCAGTTTGGGGCGGGAGAGCCTGACAAACCATCGCAGTCAGAAGCCATCCGCCGCATCCTCAAGGATTGGCTGACCGGCCACGGCTACCTGAAAGACTAATTTTAAGCCGCCTCCCCCAACTGGAAGAGCTTGCCGTAATCGACGTGTTTGACTCCGCCGATTTCCATGACAGCGTCCGGATCAGATTTTTCGATATCCTGAGCAAGAACACCGAGCTGCATCGGCCCGCCATCTTTGTAACGGAACCGATAGATTTTTTGGCCGTCAACTTCGCCCACTCGGGTGATATCTTGTTTGACACGCTTGTCGGATGCCATGATCCCGGCCGCACCGAGACCAAATAGCCCGCCCAAGAGCCCCTGAGATTGCGCCATCTGCGCGTTGTACGCACCGACTTGGTTTTGATAATTGCTTTGAACCAACCCTGCATAATCGACTGTCGGCAGTTGAGCACCCTGCGTAGGAACGAAGTTCGGGTTTGACACCTGCCCTCCTGACATAAGCGCGGAGATTTCGTTCAACGGCTGGTTTCGCATCGCATATTGTTCGTTGATGAAGTTTGAGCGCTGGGTGTTTTGGGCGTCTATGCGCGCCTGCTGGGCATTGAAAGATTGATCTTCAAGCGAATTATTCGCCCCGGTGGTCGTGTTTTCGTTCGACCACATCTGCTGATTGGCGTCGTTGCCGAATCCCGCGCGCTGGTAATCGAGCCCCGCAAGTCGCGACTGTTCTTCGCCTGCCCTGAGGACTACAGACGTCCGCTGATCGTTGGCTCCACGACTATAGTCATCCATAGCAGAGTTGTAGGCTTGAGAGCCGTAGCTGATGCCTTGCTCCGCAAGTCGCGTTTCCAAGGCCCGCCGGTCGCTATCGAGAGACGGCTGGAGGCGCGTCATAAGCGCGTCCTGCACCTCTTTCACATTGCTGCTGTAATTGTCAGACGGCCCGTAGGTCGTTTGAAGCTGTGGGCCGGAGGCAAACCGCTGATAGTTAGGCGCAGTCAAAGCGCCTGCGTCGCCCGCGGCGGGGGCTCCACCCAGACTGAAGGGTGTGGACAACAGGTTGCCGATGCGCGCCGACGAGCTTCTCGCGGTCCGCGCCAAGCTCTCCTGAGTATCGTTATTGATGTTCAGGAGGCGCTGCTGATCTTTCGAAAGCGTCTGAGTGGCCGTGGTAGTCGGCACCGTGTACCCGGTGCCGAGCGCGGTCCAACCCTTCATGTCGGTTGGCTTCGTGGTAGAGATGCGCCCGGTTGGCGACTGATAGAGAGCCTGCCCGTTCTTGTCCGCGACAAACTGATTTGCGCCGTTGGTGTAAGTCAACGACCCATAGGGCGTGACTTGATTGACATTCCCGAGATAGCTGTTTGCTGTCGCCGTTGAGACGTTTGTGGCTGTCTGGGCTGCAGCAGTTTCCTGCGGATCTGGAGGCTCCGGCGCGCTCGGCTTACCCATGGTTATCCTCTATAGAAACGACCGCTACGCCAAGCGTCGTCGGTCAATGTGAAGATCAGACCATCCTCATGGCGCCCTCGAAGGCGCGGGATGACGAATTTGGTGAAGCCGAATGCTTCCAGCATGCGGCAAATGCCGCGGTTATGGCCGTTGGTGTTGAACGGCGAGACCCGCATGACCACCATCTGGCAGCCAACGCTTTCGAAAGGATATGCAAACATTGATTGCAGCACTGGACGGGAGAGCCACCTCCTGTCGGTTGCAGCAGCGCTGATCTCGATCACTCCTGCCTGGGGCTCCCAATTGTGGAACACGGCTGCCCCGAGCAGATCCCCGTCTTCAAAAACAGACATGGTTTTGCAATTTCCGAAGCCCAGACCGTTCCCAATCTCGCTATCAACGAATGCCACAGCAGCCGCATGCAATTCAGGACTGAGTTTACTTCCACCCCACAGCACGTCGATCATATGACGATTTGTCCGGTCTCAAATGTCATGTCGATGCCGAGCAACTCAGCGTCGGGCGTATTCGGCCCGTCGGTTGTCACTTGGACCTGAGGCGCTATTGCCGCCCCGGTAAGCCCTATCGAGGACCACTTGGCTGTGACCGACTTAATGCCGGACTGGTCGTCCCAGACAGCAACATCCCAAAGACCAACATCCCAAAGGCCGGGAACGGTAGCGACCGCGCCCGTATTGGGCCGTGCAGGTAATTGAATTTCGTAGTCGGTGGAAACGGACAGGCGCGCATCGAATGCCTGGCTCGCCAGAAATCGCGTGCGCCCCATATGGACCTGTTTTTCAAAACCGGGCGAGCCGAGGTGGTCAAAACTCATAACTGCGGTGTGGACAATCGGAACGCCGTCGTCAGTACCACCGATCTCAGCCTGCATAATCTTGCCGTCCGAGGTTCCGAAATAGGCCCCCTCGTTGAAGATGGCGAGGCATCGCGCGTCCCAATTGATAAACTTCGCCCAAGCCCCCGTTTGAAGGTTGGCGATAAAACACGCCTTCTCCTGCCCAACCGTGGCAGGCAGAGCGACAATCATCATGCTCCCGGCGTTCCATTTCTCGATTTCCCATGGAAGAGAATTTCGAGCGCTGACTTCTCGCCGCCATTCCGGCTCGATCGCCACGCTGACGGCCGAAAGGCTGAGTGCCGCCGCATCCTTGTTGATTGCGGTCGAGATAGGAACGATGCCGTCCACAGTCTCAATGAGCAGGTCGCCGCCAACGGACAGGAACCCGTTTTTCCCGAGCGGCTTGGAAATGTCGTACCGGCCGACAATTTGCCAGTCATTGATGCTGCTCGGGTCGCCACCCTGGAAAACGGCTACCTCTCCTTCGGTTGTGACGAACACGCACTTGTCGTCAATGCCGTCGCCGGCATCGATCGACCATGTGCCGCCGAACAAAAGCGAGCCGCCGCGCTGAAATACTCCGGCAAGCGGCAACATCTGTAGAGCGCCGCCTATGGCGTTGATGGCCAAATACCAGGCGGTCATTGTACCGGACTGCGTGAAGAACAGCCGACGCCGATGCTTCCAAACCGAAGACAGTCCGGCTGCACCGGTGAGCGTTGGTGTGGACGAGCCGTTCATGGCCTGCCACGTCGTGCCGTTGAATGTCCGCGGTTCGTCGGTACCGTTTACGGCATAGAGGAAAACGTCGCCGTTGGCGTTGGTCATATGCGTGGTTGAGAAATACCCGCTCGTCAGACCCGAAATTGTGGCCGCAGGTGGAACCGTTGGGCTTGCCACGCTGGTGACGTCGAAAAGCTGAGTTGCGCTGGTAGCAAACAACCTCCGGATAGAACCAGCCTGATAACTGAACAGGCTGACAACGGGGCCGGTTCCGATGGTGGCGCGCCGGACGGTTCCTCCACGCAGCCGGATACCCCTTTGTGTCGGAAACCAGTTCTCGAGCCGCGCGGCGCCTCCGGGCGTCGCCAGCATCAAATTCTCGTTCGTGATCCACCCGCGCGTCGGCGCAGGAAACGTCTGCGTCTGCATCTGCTGCCGAGCCTGACCGGCGACGGCAATGCGTCGGAAACCCTGTCTCATGGGATAATTGACCCGGGGAAAGCGTAATTTCCAGCGCCGAAACGTTGACGGCCGACGACAATACTCGTGGACCCCTTGTCAGATCCGATGCGTTCGGCGAGCGCGTCTTCGAAGTTGGACAGGTCCTCAGCGTATTGCTGACCCTTATTCGCCTTCCACTGCCAGATAATGCCGAGCTTCAACATGCGCTCATCAAGGACATATTTGTCCGTATCGGCCATGAACGCCGTCTGGGCTGTATTATCCGCTTTTCGGACGATCTGGTTGTGGAGATAGTAGAATTTCACGGTCGCGGCATTATCGACCAAGGGATGGATCATGATCTGACTGCCGATGATCGTCCATCCGCCGAGCACGGGTTGAAAATTCTGAACCTGCATGCCGAGCCACTGATCAGTGTCGGGATAATGCGTCAGGATGGAGTAAGGCGAGGACGACGGCCACAGGCGCGCCTTCTTCAGCATCCGCCGATAGTCCGCTGGCATGTCGAATGCTTCCGCCACACCGTCACCGGTCAGCGTGGCAAGCCGTTTCAGGATCGACCAGTCATAGTTCTGGTCGAAAGCAATCCTCGCCGCCATTTCGTTCGCAAGTGCCGCCAGTTCAATATGCTCGCGTTCCGTCGAGCCCATCACGGCTGTGGGGATCGTCAAGCCGATGACCGGCGCCACTTGCTGGAAGACGTCGAGGATCGCCATTTACTCAGCTCCCGCCGCTTTCTTGGCGAGGTCGTCATTGATCTCGTCAGCCATGCGGACAAGGGTCTGGTGATTGGGATTGCCCTTGGGACGATCGCCGGTCTCTTCCTTGATCCAGAGCTTGATGTCGTCGTCTTCCCAGTCGTCGAACGGCGACGGCTTGGTTTCTAACTCCTGCTCCGTCTCGTCGACTTCCTGGTCCTCATCATCGCCTTCGGGAGCGTCCGCCGCCGGTTCGTCGTCCGGTTCGGCCTTTTTATTGCTGGCCTTCTTGTTCATCGCGTTGATCTGCGCTTGCATGTCGTCGAGCTGCTGTCGCAGAGCCACGTTTTCCGAGGCAAGGCGCGTCTCGACGGCGCTGTCTGATGCCTTTTCGAGATAGGCCTTCGCCTGCTCCTTCATGTCCCGCCCGCCGATGCCAAGCATCTTGAGGGGCTGGCCGTCGAGCGCAGCAAGTGTGTCCACGGTGTGGATGTTGAGCGCCTTCAGTTCCATGCGCTTCGCCTGGGTCAGGAACGGAGCTTCCGATAGTGGAGTGCCTGCCTGTTCCTGCGCTTCGTTCGCCTTGAACCTGCGGTATTGTTCCGGCCAACGCATCGCATATGTCGTGGGTTCGCGCGTGCCATCCGGCCGGTCGACGATCTTCCACACCTCGTGGGCTGGGAACACGCCGACGGTCTCCTTGTTGGCGGCCATGCGGATTTCGACAACTTCCTGTTCGTCGAAGATCGGCCTGCCCTTCTGCTTGGATTCGTATTCGTTTTGCGTGACGTGTGTCTTGAACACCGGAACGATGAGATTGTCGGCCTCGGCCATCTGAGTTTCCTTTCTGAAAGGGTGCATAGAAAAAGGCGGCCCCCAAAGACCGCCTTCATCAATTTTGAGGCTGGCTTTAAGCCGCTACGGCGTCATCCATGTAGGGGCGAGCGATCTCGAACTCAGCCAGACCGGCGGAGGGCGTACCAACCGCCGAAGCGCCCTTGGCACCCTTCACCCGGTCGCCCGCGACAACCGCATCGTCGACGCTGCCGGCCGTGGCCGTCGCGTAGACGTTGGCGTCGTCGAGGAAGCCAGCGAGGGCCAGACCGATGGCCTTGCCCTGAATCTGGTACCAGCCGTATTCGTTGGCGATCGTCGCCGCCATAGCGACGGCGACTGGCCCGATTGCATTTGCCGCGAGCAGCGTCGTCGAATTGTCGTCGGAATTGTAGGTGACCCACGATCCGACGAGCGTTCCGGTAACGCCCTTGAGGTAGATGAATTCGCCAGTGCCGTAGACTGGGTCCTGGGCAGTGGCGATGTCACCAAGCCACGGACCGGGGGTGGACCGGCCGGCGCCCTGGGAGGCCGGCAGATGCGCTGCAATCGGCGGATGGCCGATGTTGGTGTTGTGGAAAATATAGGCCATGTTCTCGGTCTCCTTAAGCCGCCGGGTTGCTGTCGATCAGCTTCCACTGGAACAGCGGGTTCGTCATGGTCAGTTCGCCCATGAACCCGATGTACTGGACAACTGCGTCCTGGTTGATCGGCATCATCGCGCGGCCGATCTTGTCGAAGTTGCGCTCCGGGTGGTACCGGATGCGGAGCGTCGAAGTGTCGAGCCCGTAGGTGGTGTTCGCCGGCATATTCGAGCCGATGCCACCTTCCTGGACGATTTCCGCAGTGCGGCCGGCGCCGAAATACTTCAGCGACTGGAAGCCGAGTTTGCCGGACATGGTTTCGTCGTTGATGCGCTGGATCGCGACGGTCGCCGCGTCGTAAGCCGCATAATGCTCCGGGCTCGCCAGAAGCAGATCGGCGCCCCGCTTGCCGCGGGAACGCTGCGTCATGATCGTATTGTACATCGGGCGAATGGTGGTCGAAGTCACCTGCGTCCCGATGCCGGGGAACGATGTCTGGGCATCGAACACCGACGTGCGCCAGATGGCGTTGTCGGTGCGGCTGATGCCGCCGTAGGTGCCGGAGTTGTTGACGGTGGGGATCGCGAGGCGCAAGCCGCCGAGTTCCTTGCCGCCAAAAGCCGTGCCGTCGCCATGAAGCGATGCGTCGACCACGTCTTCCAGTTCGCTTTCGGCGGCCTGGATGTGGCGCTCCATAGTATCCATGAGTTGGTTCGGGCCGTCGTTGTTGAGGATTTCCTCGTTCGAAAGCGTCACCGCAACGGCGCACATCTTTGGAGACCAGACGGCGTCGTTGAACAACTCTGCCGGCACAGGATTGAGGAAGTCGTACCCGTTGTACCAGACGGCCGAGCCGGTCTTGGCGTAGAGCAGAGTTTCGCGGATTTTCGGCCCGGAATAGGTCTGCCAATTGCCCTTCCTTTTCAGGACGGCAAGCAGCGCATTGGAGTTAGAAACGAGGTCCTGATAGCCGGAAGAGCGATCTTCCAGCGCAAGAGACAGGATCTCCTGATACTGTTCGACTGGGTTCAAGGGCATTTGCCCCTCCTTTAAGGTTAGCCCGACGCGGCCTGTGCGCGTTTCAGGGCTTCACGAATTGAGGATGAAGGTTTGCCTTGACCGCCTGGGTTTGAGCCTGGGGTTGGCGCTCCTGCTACTGATTTCGAGCCTTTGAGGGTCTGAGCCTTGAGGTCGTCTGTCTTGATATCTGGTACCGGCACCACGACGGGTTCCGGGGCTTTCTGCTGCACGACGGGCGCGGGGTTGAGCCGCTCCGCCATGTCGTATGCCTTCTGAAGGTCGTCGGTCATTCCCTTCGAGATCAGTTCGGCAATGGTTTCACCAAGCTCGTCAAACCGGGGATGGCTTTCGGCGAACTTGGCTATATCGTTCATGACAGCGGATGAGCGCTGTTCCTGAATTGTGGATGTGACGCCACCAATCTGTTTCTTCAGATCGGAGAGCTCCTGGCGCAGTGAATTGATGGTCTGGTCGTTCTGCGACTGCACTTGATCGGGCGATTGGCCGGAAACGTAAGCGGCATACTGATGCGGCGTAATGCCCGCATACTGCAGCACTTCCGCGACCGCCTGGGCCTTTACGTTGCTGTCGGAGCTCGCAAGACGCTGCTCTAGCCCCGTATAGCGCGTGAGCGCGTCCTTTATCGATGTGCCATGCTGTTTCGCGAGCTCGTGATATTCGCGGACTTCGCTGAATGCCTCGGCATCGGCTTTATACTTCTGATGACCCTGTTCAAGCTCGCGGATTGCCCGGTGGACCTCCGCCTTGACCGGTTCCGGCGCGGCTTCCCATGCCGTCTTTGCGTCCGGTGAAAACCGGTCCGGCGCCGCATGCTTCGAAACTGGCTTGGGCTGCTCTTCGGGCGCCTGCGTCGGCTTCGGCTGGGTCGCGACAGGTTCCGGCTTATCCTTCTGTTCCGTCGCTTCCTTGGTGGCCTTTTCTGCCGGTTTGTCGGGGGCTTTGGCCGGCTCCGTTTTGATGCCCTTCGGGTCGGAGCCCTTCGGGTCTTCCGGCTTCTTTTCCGCGCCAGCCTCTTTGCCCTTTGCCTCAGCTTCCGCAGCTTCTGCCTTTACCTTCGCCGCCGCCTTCTGGAGGGACTCGCGGGGCGTCAGAGGCTTCTTTTCTTCCGGCGCCTTCGGCTCTTCCTTCGGTTTCGGTTCCGAATGTGTCGAGATCGGATTGGGGGTATCTACGACCTGTTCAATTTCAGGGGTGGCAACAGGCGCGGAAATGCTTTCGGCTGCAGCGGGGGCTGCTCCGGCGTCAAAATCAGACATGTGGGTTTCCTGTTTGAGAGGATACGGTTAGGGCTTGGAAGCGCGTTCGCCGCGGTTGAAGCGAGCCGTCGCGATATCAATCGTGGTCTTGACCGCCTGGCGATCGATCTTCGTTTTCTTGCGCGGGCGAAGGCGAGCAGGATCATTCCCGACTTCAGTCACGCCGGCCGCTTTGTAAGTTGCGCGGAGCGCGGACTTGCTGTCGTACATCTTGCCGTCGAGCATCGACTGGACCGGCTGCATGGTGTCGGTCGCGAGGAACGGCACCGGGAAAGCGTCAGAGGGTGCGCCAGCCGTTTCCGGCATGCAGTTGTGCGGCCACACTTCGAGATCGTGCCATCCGGAGCAGACGCGGCAGAAACGCTGTCTCATCAAGCACCCCACGCAAAGACGATGAACGCGATCAGGCCCGCAACGAGGGCAGCATAGGCAAACCCGATCGAGACCCGGTAAGCCTTCGGGTCGGGGCCTATGTATTGCGAGCACGTCGCCAGGAAGGCCGCGAATATGGCGATGACCCTCGACTGCTCATGTCCGAAGACAATGATCGAGACGAGGAAGATGGCCGAAAAGGCCGTCGCGGACAGCGCAAACATGAACTCACGCATTGACCACCCCTATGACTTCCGGCTGAAGTGCCTTGGCAATCTCGATCTGGGATTTCTGCGATTGGGCCTGCATCTGGTCGCCGAGTTTCGCTATTTCCAATCGAAGTTTTTCGAGTTCGAGGGCGCCCTTTTGCATCTCCTGCTGGTGCTTTTGCGCATCGGCCTGCATCTTGGCCTGGATCTCCTGAAGCCTTAGCCCCTGCTCTACCTGCTTGCCCTGCATTTCGCTGCCCATCAGCTCCAGCTTTGCTTTCAGTTCGGCAACTGCTGCCTGGCTTTTCGCCTGGATTTCCTGTTGTCGGCCTTGAGACTCCGCCTGCTTGATCTGCATCTCGCCTTGAATGCGAGCGATGTTCGGGTCGGGCTTTTCCTCGGGCTTCTGGCCGCTCACCTGCTGCATCTGCTCAACGAATTCATCGACCGCGCTTTCCATTTCACGACCGGCGCGGAACGGAGCCAGCGTGAACTTGATAAGTTGGCCTGCAAACGGGGCGGTTGCGGGCTGTGCCGAGACCAGCGGGGCGACCTGAGCGATGACGCCGGCCAAGGCCTGAGAAAACTCGGTACGCCGGCGCTTTTCGGCGTCCTCGTTTGGCTGGATGGTCGAATCTGTCTCGATATCGAGAACAAACGGACGGATGCGCTGATCCCGGAGGAATTTCATGACCTTCTCAATAGTCACGGTTTCGTCAAGCTGCTTTATCTGGCCGTTGGCTTGCTCGATCTGCTGCTGCGCCTGCTGTAGAAGCTCCTGGGCTTTCTGCGGCTGCTGCTGGGCAAGAGCGACCGTTTCCGGGTTGGTTCGCGCGTCCTCGATATCCTGCTCGATCTGCTTGATCTGATCTTCGATGGGCTTCTTTTTCTTTTTGATATCGGCGTCGGTTGCGATTTCCATCTGGCTCATATCCAGCAGCGTTTGGCTCTGGAAATTTTCGGCCATGATTTCCGCCATGATGCGGGTCGAGTCTCGCGCGATCCGCACAAGCTCTTGCTGCCGATCTCTGACGCGCACCGAGCCGTACTGGCTCTTCAGCTCCTGGGCACCCAATGTCTCGTTAGGATCGCTGGCGCCGCGCATAATGTCGGAAAGACCGGTGATCTGGTACACGTCGTCGATCAACTGCCGACGAAGAGAAACCAATTGCACGATGGTGGTCGTGATCATGTCCAGCGGCAGCCAGACGATAGGATCACCGCCCTGGCCGCCACCGAAAGCTGCCCAATTGCTGATCGGCACCAGAACCTGATTGTTCGATACCGACTTCAGCGCCGCTTGAACCGCATCGCCGATTTCTCCTGCCCCCGCGGGGTAGAAGCCGCGAACCTTCACCGAATCCGTCAACGCCGCGATGCGGGCCGTCAGTTCGTTGATTTCCTCCAGCTGATCCTTGTAAAAGATCATGTCGGGTAGCGGGACCAGTGAACGACGCTGCGTGGTGCCGTAGGCTGGCCGTGGGCAGGGGAAGAAGCCTTCAAGGCTAAGGTGGGGCTCGTCTTCTTCAAGAACGACGTCAACGCCTTCAGTTACCCAAACCACCTTGTTCTTGGACTTGCACCACAGTTCCCAAACGCCGGCCTTCGTGCGCTTTCCAGCGGCTCCGTTCTCGCGGTCGTCTTTCTGGATATCGAAGCCGGCTTCCTGATAGGCCTTGCCTGAAGATTTGAAGAAGCGCTTCCGCATCTCTCCCTTGGTCATCCACGACCGCTTGGCAACCCAATCGACCTCTTTCCAGTTGCGAGCTGGGTCGTGAAGGAAATCCTTGCGATCGGCGTGCTCTACGCAAACCTTTTGCGTCAGATTGTTCTCGCTCTTGTTTTTCGCCTCGTAGCGCAGCCAGATCGATCCACGGGCCACGATGCACAAATCATCACGCACCAGACGCATGACGCTGTCGATGTCTTCCAGTTCGAAGCCGACGACTGCGGTGCGCTCCAGCAGTTCCGACGCTACGCGCGGGACAGGCCGGCGATCCTTGAACCTTGGCACCACAACGGGAACCGGCGGCCTCGAATAGATCGACGGGCCTAGAACCTGGATGTTTGCCCAGAACAGCTGGAATTCACGATCGCGCGTGTCCTTCGACAGGCGTTCCAAGGAACCGTACAGCTTGTCGATATTGTCGGACTTCTGCTGCCATTCGCGAAAGGTCTTTTCCGCATCCTCGATGCGAGCCAGCCAGCCGGCCGACGAGGATGTTTTGGTCGTGGCTTCGACCTCCGCATCCGGATCGTCGATGATGTCGGCGTCTTCGCTCACAGATTGATCCTTTTACCCGTTGATGGTTCAGGCGGCAGCGGCAACGCTACCTGGCCCTGCTTGGCTTCTGGCGGCTTTGCCAAGACCTTCGTTGGAGGCTCTATGCCGCAATTCACGGCAAACTCCCCGAACGCGTCCGCGCCATGGCTGTTCTCGTCGTGAAGTGGTCCTAGATAGGTCCCGAGCGCGTCATTCTTCTTGCGGGAATACCGGCGCAGCCTGGATAGACCGAGCATGACCCGTGCCGACCTGTGAAACCGCACCATCGGCAGAAGCCGACGGCTGGCATTGATCCGCTCTATCGGGTTTTGAGCAACGCCGCGGTGGATTGTATCGAACTTGACGCCTAGTCCCACGAGGGTTTGCACCCGCGTCTTGCCGCCAGCGCCCCATTCCCTGGTCCCTACGTCGTGCGGCAGAAAGTGCCGTGCGTACTGGAATTTGACGTCGCGCTGCAATTCAATGAGCGCTGAAACCCTGTCTTGAATATCAGCCGTATATTCCGGAAGAGCTTCGGCTAAGCATTCGTCGGCGCCTAGCCCGCTCGCCTCGTAATAGTCGATCACGTGAGGAATGCCGTCGATCACCTGCCAAAACCATATGGCCGTGTAGTCGTCGATCCCGATATCCCACGACGTGAAGACCGGATATCTTGGATCATACGGGAAGAACCCGACCCGGCCCTCGCGCTCGGCGGCTGAGATATGCCGAGCGTAATAGGCGCCTTCCGTGATCCGCTCGTATGAGCCGCCCCAGACATGTTCGGCCATCTCTGGGTCGTCGCGATAGTCCTGGTCCTTCTCATCGATCAGGACCTGCGGTATCCACGGATTATCGAACCAGTTGACTTCGACCACGACGGCATTGGCCGGGCGCTCTTTGCCGAAGAAGAACATATCAACCGCGTCGGTCTCGTAGCGCGTGTTCCACGAGAACCAGATCTCCGACCCCTCCTTACGGATTGTCGGTCGCAGCATCCGAAGCGATCGAGCCGAAAACGTCTGCGCCTCTTCCACCCACGCGATATCGAAATCCTCAAGGGATTTGATGTTCTCGGCGTTGTAGGACTGCATCCCCTTGAAGACGATCAACGAGCCTTCGGCTGGTGTTCCCGTAAGACCTCGGATTTCGCTTTCAAGCACGTCGAATGCCCAGCCGAGGCCGAGCTTAGCGATCTTGTCGACGATGAGCTGGTTGACCGATTCCTTGAGGCTGTTCTGAACCTCGCGGATGCACACGACCCTCGTGCGCTTCGAATAGCAGCGGATGACCACGCGCTCGGCAAAGAAATGCGATTTGGCCCCGCCGCGCCCTCCCCTTGCTGCCTTGTATCGTGCCGGCTGAAGCAGCGGCGACAGCTTGCGAGGGACATCAACGCTTAGGGTCGACAATCCGGTTCTCTATAACCGTGACAATCGGGTTTTCTGAGTCACCGACCAGTTCGAGCTTGTCGCCATACTTTTTAGGCCTGAGCTTTCCAGCCATCCACTGGCGCGTCTTGATACGAAGATCAGATCGGCGCAGCGATTCACCGTTCTCCTGCCAGCCGATGGCCTCGCCATCAGAATTTCGCTTTTCCATCCAGTCGTTGCGCCCGTCGTCGGCAATCTCAAGCATATCGTCGAAGAGCGAATCTGCCTGCATTTCGCGTGCGCGTGCGTACTTGGTCCGGAAACCCTCGTTCGCAGGATCAGCCAGCCAAACAAGGACAGTTGATTTGGACGGGATATCCTCATCTTCGCATATGGACCGCAGGCTTTCGCCATCTGCCAGCCGCTCGCAAATCGCGTCGATCAGATCATCGCTGTATAGGGTTGGCCTCGCCATGGATCACCTTGCCGGTCTGAGCGGCTGCTGTGGTCAAAAGTATAAGCTGAACGGTCCATCCAGACCGCTTCTCTGCTGCTGATATTCGGCAGTCTCGTTTGGAATGGCAGAGACGATCGAGATCAATGTCGCCTTCTGGACTTACGGCAGCCCATAGCTCGATCGAGGCGGCATCAGGCGCCGGCAAGACCAACTCCGTTAATCCATCATCCCGCTTGCGCCATTCTCCGGCAGAGATAGAACAACCGGCATCATCTTCGAGTTCGACGAAGCGCGGGCCTTCCGGCGAAGGGAACCCGTCAAAGACCACATGATAATTCTTGGTCACGTGTGATATCCGCCAAACGTCGACGCGTATCTTTCGCCGATAGCGTTCCCCTGGCAAATAGCCCCAGACCTATGCGGGCAGGCAGCGTTCCCGCAATTCGATCCTACGGCGCATCCGCACTTGTCCATGTAGGTCTGCGCCCATTCGGTGTTCTTGAACGGGTATGCTGGGATAACCAGCTGCTTCCGCAGTAAATCATTCAGCCCACCCACCATGTTCACCGGTGGCGTCTTCCGCTTCACGTTGACGATGCGGCAGCGCCTGAACCGCTGGTTCAGCATGTTCTCGAAGCGCTCATCTCTTTCGCGATCAGTGACGACGATGGTGTGGTTCATGATCTGCCTCTGGCTAGGCGGGGGTTAGAAAGCGTCGTTGAGACCGTCGCCGATCCGGGCCACCTCATCCCTGAGACGGTAGGCGCTCCGTTGAGAGCCAAGCGGGATGCCACAAATGTGGAACTGAATTCCGAGGGCTCTACCCACGTAGGCCAGAAGGATGACGCGCCATGATGGGTATGGCTGATGAATTAGGTTTGCGGAATGAAACGGCTTCATCACTCTCTCCCTTGTCTCCATCTCTGCCCTATCAGGGTACAGATTGAGACAGTGGAATAGAGGGAGGCCGGGGGTAGGCCTCTCCTCCTTGTTGGGTGGGCGGTGATCAGACGCGCATTCGGCCGGGTTCGAGACTGAGGCCGTGGCTGTCATAGCTCTCGCGATAGACAGGCTTGAGATCCGCGATCTTGCGATAGGCCGACACGCCGGCTTCACGCATGAAGCGCCAGGCATGGCCATAATCGACACGAAGCGCGAGGCGCGCGAAGTCGGAGACGATCAGGACGACGGCGGCGAGGATGTCGTAGAGGCTGTAGAGGAAACGGTAGCTGCGCATGCTCTTTCCTTTCTGCTGGGTTGAAACGAAAAACCCGCCGCTGTGAGGCGACGGGCTGATGGGTACCGGGAGGAGCGCGCACAAGCCTCGCTTCCGCTAAAAGCTCATCCCTTCGTTACAAGGGAGGTACCAATCAGCGCGCTCGCTTCCCGATGAATGACCCGCCGGGTGCGCTTCCATGGATAGGCGTGGCGGGTTCTGTTAGTTGCCGGATCCTACTGAGGCCTTACCGGCGGGCCACTCTCATTTCTTTCTCGAGGCAGAGAGCTTGACCGCCCGAGGGCTACCTCAGTGATGGCGATGATCAGTCACCCTATCCCCTACGGGATTGGTACGGGAAGGAATAGATCGCGACCTGCAGGTTTGGCACCGAGTGTCCCGACGCCCGCTTTCCGTTTCCGCCCCTCTGGATTTAAGCACAGACGCATGACGGCCTTCCCGATCTGGTTCAGGCTCCTCGATTCGAACGAGGGACATTCAGATCCAAAATCTGACGCTCTACCGCTGAACTAAGCCTGACAATATGGAGCGGGCTGCCGGCATCGAACCGGCCTTATCAGCTTGGAAGGCTGAGACCTCACCTTGAGGAAGCACGCGATAGTGGGCTTTCGCCCGACCGCGCCCCTACGGGTCCCGCGGCTAGAATGGCTTTGGAATGACCGCCAGTTCCAACGGTCTTGCTACGGCGGTCACTACCGGTAAGCTCCGGTCTGTTGGACTTCCCGCTCGGTCATCGCGACCTCCTAGGCAATCATTCCAAACTGTGAATCAAAAAGCCGCCTCGCTGGGCGGCTGATTTGGTGAGCGTCGAACGCAAATCACCATCATGGCTATTACATAGCCAACAGGTTATAAGTTGGCAATAGGCTTTCGCTTTTTCGTCTTCATTCCCCACAGGTCTGAAAGATCGTCGAGGGCGTTGCGAAGATAGTCGGCAAGCGTTGTTTTCTCGCGATGAGAGCTGCCAAGCTGGGAAACCGGCACACCTTCGCCTGCCACCTTCTCGACGATTCCGAAGCAGCGCGTCCCGATATGCTTGCGAGCCTCCTCAAGCTTGAACCCAGCATCTATCTGCCTTTCGGTTATAGGTTCGCGTGCTCCCCCGCCATCGACCGGCTCGCGGGAATAGTCGAAAGACCCCGCCCCCGCGCCGCCCAGCGCTTCCCATAGACGACGGAACTTGATTGCTGCCTCGACCTGATGCACTTCGAGATGCCCCTTGGCCGCCATCATGGCGATCGGGCTTTCACGAAGGTTCAGCGCGGCGGAAACTGTCGCCGGGTTTCCCGGCGCGCCGGCGTGCGCTTTGCTGTAATTCGGGTTGTTGATCTCGATGATCTTGATCTTCGAATGCTGGTTTCCCAGACCTTCAAATTCGATGTTCGCTGCTACCAGCCCCTTGAACGTCCGTGGCTGCCGCTTCCTTGGTTTCTTCAGTTCCGCCATCTTCGTTCCCTCGTGTAGAGCCGCCGCTCGGATTAATTCGGTGTGGACATGTCGGCGTGGACGCCAAGATGCTCTTCGGTTTTCTGGAAGTAGATTTGTTTCAGCCTCTCGTTTGGCTCGAAGACCGGGAGGAGATCGGCCCGGCCGCCGCAGGCCTCGAATTCCCGCCAAGGGAAAGGAACCCAACTCACCGGGTCTTTCTCGCCATGCCAGTCGGGATATCCAAAGGCATATTCCTTGCCGCATTCGATGCAGTTGTTCATGCCGAACGTAACGGTCTTATTCAGGCCGCCGCACCACGGGCAGCATGCGCCATTCGAGAAGCAACTGACCGGGTTGGGAAGCCTGCGAATCGCCTTGCTGAACTCTTCCTGGCTGCTCATCGCGCCACCTCCAACCTCTCGACCTCGATGACCTTGCCTCCCCCGATGAATAGCCGCTCAGCTTTAGCGCGGGCATCATTTGCGGCCTTCGGCTTCTCGAAGCTCTCGCCGCGGATCTCCCGTCCGTTCATGAACGCCACCATGTGCTTGAGGCATTCCTCGGCAGCCTCGCCCATGACTGGCGTCGGGTGAGCGTCACGGCAGAGGCGGATCATCGCCCAATAGCCGAACCCGCCGGGGATGCGGTGAGGATAGGCGCTGTATCGGTTCATCGATTTCTCCTGAGATAAGCATCAACGCAGTAGCAAACAGCCATTAGAAAGAATCCGAAGGCGACCGCACCGGGCCAACCGACGGCAGAACACGCTTGGACCGCACTCATGCTTCACCGCCTTTCGGGGCGGCAGGAAGGGGCATCCAATGCTTTGCATTCAGCCATCCAACATCTGCGCTAGTTGCGTGAAAACGGCTCCACGTACGACTTCCGTCGCTTTCCTCCGTTCCCCAGCCAGAGAAAACTTCGCCATTAGACAGACGAAGAAGGATGCTTGAATCCTTCGGCGCGGTGTCTATCGGCTGCCACTGGTCGCGCTGGCGCTCGGCAAGGATGGCCTTGGCAATGGATTCCTCAATCATCCACCATGTAAGTTCACTGGTGAATTTAGGCATAGAATCAACTATCGCCTGCGCTTCCTGACGGATGTCTTCCGGTATCTGGGTGTCTTGGCTGGTCATGCGATCCACCCTTTCCGAAGAGCCGTGCCGACAAGGCCTGCAGCATTTCCCGCGTGCAGCGAATGAATGGCGCGCTGGATATCGTTGTTGACCATGTTGATGGTGAGCTTCAGTTCGCCGGCTATGGCCTTGGCTGGTTTGCCGTTGGAAAGCCCGTCGATGACCTCCAGCTGACGGCGTGATAGGCCGATGACGTTTACCTCGTCAGGGATCGCGATCATCTGCCGCTCTCCCCGCAAGACTTCGAAACGTCGTTCTTGCCGGTGAAGTTGGCGACAAGAGCCTGGACGCGGGCGATTGCCTCGGGAGACTTCTTTTCCGATACTGGGGGCGTGATGGAATCTAGCTTCAGCCGAACCCTTGCCAGATCGTCCATGATGATTTTCGCCTCACCTCTGGCCAGCGAGGCCAACTCCGGCGCCGATGGCATGAAGGCACGGTTGACGTTGTCGTATTCGCCACGGATCAGCTTCGCCACGGCGCGCTTCAATCCGGAGGACGACACGTTCGCCAAGGCGAATGCATAAACGGCCGGAGCTTTCTCCGGGTCCATCGCCGAAGGAAGCGCGAGGCCTGACGCAAGAAGTGAACCGATGGCGTCGGAAACGTGGTCTTCAGTCGCTGGCTTAAGGCGCTCGGTTAGAACGGTAATCTCGTTCTCCAAGGTCGATAGTGCTACCGGCAAATTCGTCATCGGTATGGTCTCCTTGTGGCTTTCCGTGTCTTGCGAATGCGTTGATTGCCGCCTGATGGCGCTGCTGGTGAAGGGTTGGCTGGGGAGGCCCAGTAGCTCGGCTGGAATTGCGGGCCTCCAACCACTCGGGCTTGATGCTGGTCCAGTTGCGCACGATCATCTCGTCGGCGGCTGCGTTCACATCCGGGCAGGCATTGAGGGCTTTGACGAGAAGCCGGGCAGCATATGGCGTGATCGGAGCTTTCTTCTTCCGACGAAGGCTCACGATGGCGTCGATGCGCTCTGGAGATAGGACCTGAGCAAGCTCGGCTTTGAACCCAGCCAGATCAGAAAGCGGCTTGTCCGCGTCTTCTTCTTTTTTAGAGTTGGGTGTCTCTAAGTTTATTTGTTTTACATCTCCGGGCGCTACGCGATCACGCACGAGGAGACTGTCACTGTGACGTAACGTGACGTCACGTGACTTGTCGGATTGACGCTTGCGATCTTGCCGGATGCGATCTGCTTCCCGACGCTTTTCAAGCGCGTCCGTTTGCTGGTCTTCGAACGCCTTGACCGTGGCGAGGATGACGTCGCCGGAGACGCCAGCAGCAATAAGCGGGGCAAGAATTGCGGAAAGCTTCACTTGACCACCTCAACATCAATGCCGAGGCAGGCTTTCATCAGCCTACGCTTGATTTTGAATACGTCTGTCTCAACGCCTTTGACGTCGATACAGCGGAACCGATCAGCAACATGATCCCAGAAGCAAAAATCTGCCACGTAGACGCAGATTAGCGTCCCGTCTTGACCCAGAAGGGCAAAGCGCCGCTGAAGCTCCACACCGCCAACCTCGCCGGCAGTCTCGCGGATTTTCAGTTCGGAGTAGTATCTCCCCTCTTTTTTGCTCGCAAAGCGGATGCCATCGATTTCAATCCGAATGTTCTTGAACTTCGACTTCTTCCGCTTTGGCTTGGCAAGCAGAGCCTGGCCTTGTTCTCTGGATAAGATCTCGGTCATGCATGCCTCCCGCGTATCTCGCGAAGCGTGAAAACCTTTGCCATTTGTCTGGCGCGCTTGTTGAGGTATTTCCGCTCAAGTGACGAGGGCAGCGGCTTATGGTCCATCATGTAATTCTTGAGCCGGTCGGCATCTGGTTCGCTAATGCCAAGCACTTCGGCGAGCTTAGGAACGTCAGGGCCATATTCGGCGAAAGCGGAGGTGAAGTTCATGCCGCCACCTCGCGATAAGCTGCATAGTCTTCGGGGCGCTCCAGCTTCTTCCGGCAAGGTGGGATCCACACGAGTTTCGTGCCGACCTCGCCATGCTCCCAGATAAGCCAGCAATAGGATGTGGCAGTTGATCCGGTTGCGGTGAGCCGTCCCTTGACCATCGGCACGCGCTCGGAGAACTGGGCAACTACGGAAGGCGGGCGCTTGCTGAAAAGCTTCTCGTAGCGGCCGACGCCTTCGATGAACGAGGTTCGAACGATCATCGCCACGCCGACCGTGGCGACCTCAAGCGCTCTATCGATGAACTGCTCGGCAAGCCGGAATGGCGGGTTGCAGATGATCCAGTTCGGCGACGATACTGCCCACTTCATCACCTGCGGCGTGAATGGCATCAGGAAGTCATGCTGAAAGGCACCTTCGAGACCGTAGTCATGGATATCGGATGCCCAGACCGCATTGAAGAATTCGCCGAGCGGATCGACCATATGACCGCGATTGCAAGTCGGCTCCCATACCGTCATCACTTTTAGCGCGCTGGACGAAAGGACGTAGGTGCAGAGCGCCCGCGTGGCCCATGGCTGCGTAGGAAAGTCATCGAGGCTATCGTGCGGCTCGCTGCGCTGCTGCATGACGGCAGAGGAAGTGTTCTGGCTCATGCCGCAACCCTCGCAAAGTCCGCACCAGCTTCTTGCGCTAGAGCAAAACAGAATAAGGGAGCGCCGGCATGCTCAGCGACAAAAACTACTGCGTCACAATTGTCTCGATACTGGGACTCATCGCCTTCGTGTTTGTGATGCGTTTTTTGCCCGATTTTCTTGCATCGAAAGGTTGGGACTTGTGTGGGACCGACTGTGATTTCCGCAGCTGGCTCGAAGCCACCAGTGGTTGGGCCGGGTTTGTAGCCGCTGGGATCGCGGTGGCCCTCACGAGCAGGCAGATCAGACAGCAGCAAAAACAAACCGATTTTATGCTTGGCGACGCTCCGCCGACCATGGATGTCACACCAGACCTCGACGACCCGAGTGAGATGGTCGTGCGCATTGTCAACTGGAACCGACGGTCGATTTTGATTAGGTCCGTTGATGTCAACGTCGGCGACGCGTTGGGGGTTATGGAATACAAGCTCGATGGCGAAGAAGTAAGCGCCGCCAAAGTGCGATGGCCCTTTCCGCTGCGCGGCTGGGAGAATCGTAACAACGAAGCCCCCCACGCTTTGCAGATGAAGATATCCGCGGCCGAGGATGACAAGATCATCAGAGATTGGCCGAAGAACGCCGAAGTTGTAGTCGGCTTGCAAATGCTCGACACCAAGCATCAAACACATATCCTCAGAGCCTCGGTACATCCGTAACATCATGCCGCCTCCCCCTTCTTCTCATGCGCTGCCAATGACCGCTTGAGGCGATCAAGGGTGCGGGTGAGGATGGTGATGCGGGCAACTTTCACACCGTTGTCGGCACGGTTCATGCTGCCCTTGAGGCGGAAGATCTCTGCCTCGATTTCCTTGATCTCTTCGCGGAGAAAGTCGGGCTCGGTCATGCAGCGCACTCCTCATTGACCGAAGCCCCGCATGGAGAGAGCCGACGGGAAGGCTGCGAAACAGCTGGAGAACTGCCCAACGCTATCTTGCGAATTTCAGCCCAAGGCTGCTTCCGGAAGGTTCCAAAGCCCAACGCTTCCATCCGCTCCGGGAAATCATCTTCCGGGGTCTCGCGCATTTGATTACCGAGCTGGACAAGCCCGAACTGGAAGCAGAGGCGGCAATTGCTATCGACGCCTTCAGGCAGGTCGAACGGTTGCCGGCTCCAGAAATCGAGAACCATTGGTTTGGTGATGCCTGCCTCGACGAGTGGCATCCAAATTTCTTCGCGCGGCTGATCTTCCTGCTCGTGACGGTGAGGCTCATCGGCACGGATGCCGAGCGTCTTTGTCCAGCTCGACCATCCTGACGCAACCAGCATCCGGCGAGCCGTCCGAACCTTCAATTGCTCGGTGCAAATGCGCTTGCCGCCATTCGGGACAAACCGCTTGTGCTTAATCATCTGCTCAAACGGTTCGCCGTTACGAGCTGCGCTGTTGTGGTTGACGATCTCGAACCATGGATCTTCCGGCAGGTATTGGACCCAGGTGATCGGGACAGACCACCTCTCCCCAATCTGCTGGATGAAATCAAGCGTGCGTGGATCTTCCCGGCCCGTGTTGGCAAACACCACGCGGACTCGATCGGGCAAGTTGCCATTTTCTTCCAAGACGCGATGCAAGAGGTAAGCAGACGTGCGACCGCCGCTCAGCGTCATGTGGACATTCCCCTCTGGGAGACCGAAGGTTGTCCGCTGCATCATGAGGTCGAGCAGAGTAATCTGTCGCATGTTCAGTCGTCTTCCCTAATCTCAGGCGCGATGGCGTAGGCCAAACGCCTCGCGTACCGCAGCAACCAGCGTGCGAAGGAGACGCGGATCTTCCCCATCGAGGAGAGCGTCGGCTCGTTGGATGGCATCGTCATTTTTCCGCATCTCCTGCCTTGCGAACGAAAGACCGCTGACCGCCTCGACACGGAACAGCTCCTCCGGCTTGATTGAAATTCTGGGATCGGCGTACCAAGCGTCCTTCGTCCTGGTGTAGGACCAGCCGAGATCGCGTGCCGCAGCGCGAATACGCGACTGCACATTCCCAATGGACGGAGGTGCAATTTCCTCCCTCAAAGCTTTCTGGCAAAATTCAACAGTAGACATTTCTGACTTCTCCGAAGCCTTTTCGAACATTTCCGAAAACTCCTGTGGTTCATTGGCTCTTGTTGAAGGAGCGTCCAATGAACCGCAGGACCGATATTGAAGACGGTGAGGCCGATACCCTGGCAGGTGCCGCTGCCTCACCGTTTGGTCCGCCGTCTGGGCCAAACGTTTTGAAATTCCCTCGCAGAGCCGAACCGCCATCCGGCTTTGCTGCGGGCGACACTCCGCCGGTGTCGTCCGCCTTCGTTTCCCTCGGATCCGCAACTCAAGCAGTCGTCATGCGCCTTGCGAGTAATGCGGTCCGGTTTCATGGGCTGGTCCCGGTCAGCGGGGAATCCGGGGGTACTGACCGGGACCAGTTCGACGGGCTGGAGGAGTAAAGCCCGTCAATTCACAGTGGCGGCCAGCGCCAGAACTCCAGGGTGTTGTCGATGTCGTCGTCCTTCCGAGCCTCGCGCATCGCGTAAATCACGGCGCAGAGGACGATGACGACGGCGAGAAGAATGCCGATGATGGTGAGAGCGATGCTCATTTGCCCCTGCCCGGTCTTGCGACCTGTTTTCGAACCAGCCCGACGTTGGCCTCGACGGCCCGTTGGGCTTTCGCGTCTGTGGAACGAGGGTGAAGGATCGGGGTCATACTGCCTCCGCCGTTATCTTGAGGCGGGCCGCGACGATCGGATGCTTTTCGAGGAGCCAAGCATGATGCTCATGCTCGCTGTTATCCATGTACTGGAACCACGGATATTCCTCGAACCACAGATCGTTCAGTTCGGCATATTCGTGTGCAGCCGCCCGGCATTCGATATGCGTATAGACGCCGAAGGGCTCGCCTTCCCAAATTCCAAACTGATAGTGCGCGGGCTCGCCGACGGCGATCGTGGTATTGCACTGTTCGCAGCAATGCGGCTTGCGGACGGATTTGATATCTTTCGAGGTCAGGTTCACGCCGCTTCCCCTTCCCGCATCGCGACCTTGCAGCCATGGCAATGGTTGACGCCATGACCGGCACAGGATGGGCCGGGATTCCGGCAGTTGGGACGAAGGGTGAAGGTGGCCGGGCGGGTTTCACTGAACGAGGCCGGCCCGGCCTGATTTGGGTTGGCGGTGCCCGGTTCGTCTACATGGCTGCCTCCTGTGTTGGCGTCGGATGCCTCGATATCGCCCGTGGGCCTGTCAGGCTGGTAGATGATCGGAGGGCTTACTTCCTCGCTGGGGGCTTCGGCTTCGCCTTGAGAGGCCGGAGCGATGGGGGAATTGGTGGCGGGGATGCCATGTGCATCAGCGGCGGCATCCCCTACCGATGCAGCGGACGCATCCGACTGCTCCTTGCCTTCGGTGCGGCAATCGCCAGTAAAGCCGACCGTCGAGGAGTGCTGGCGTTCACCGCCCTCATCGGTCCTAATAGCCGGATCATTGGAAGCAGCAGCTATCGCGCCGGTTGCCTCCTCCTCGACGTTCGCTACGGGATTGTTGCGGGGCATCTCTGCTACCGCCTCCGCCGCCTTGCGCGGGGATTTCGTGTCGCCGACCTCACCGGTTTCCGCGTCAAATTCTTCAATGTTTTCTCGTGCGTGTGCATGCACGAGATTGGTGCCGTGGATGGCATCCCAGTAGGTATCGAAGACGAGGTCCTGCTCTTCGCGGACGTGATCGTCGAGCTTGCGCTTCTGGACAACCTTCTTGATAGCCTTCACGTCGAAACCGTTGGCGCGTGCCTCCTTGAAGATCTCCGACTTGTCGTCGTTCAGATCCTTGATCTCGGTTTCCAAACGCTCGACGCGCTGGACGATGGCCTTGAGCTGGTCCGCTGCGGTGTTGTGGCCAGAGGTGGTCATGCTGCGGTCTCCATGACCGGCGTAAAATCCGAGATACGGATGTCGAGCCCACGCTCTTTCGCGGCCTCAAGGATGGCCGGGATATGCCAGTGCGGGACGACCCCGCCTGTGCCGCCCTTATCTTTGGGCATTCGCCACCGCATGACTGTATGCGGCTGGACCTTCGTGACGTCAGCCAGGGGCTTCAAGCCCTTGAACTTCTTGATGATCGTGTTGGCGGGTTCGCATCTCATGACGGCAATGTACGATATTCATACAGAACAGGCAATAGCCAATGTATGATTTTGCTAAATGCATGTTTTCGCGCGCCGTGCGAAAATTGTACAATGAGTGAAGCACCGACCGACATGTATCTGGACTGGATCCGAGAAGCCCTTAAGCAGCCGGGAAAGACGCAAGTCGGCCTCGCAGCTCACCTTGGCATTGCGCATCCGCAGATCACGCAGCTCTTGAAGGGCAAGCGGAAACTGAAGGTCGATGAGATCCCGAAGATCGCCGTTTACCTTGGCGTCGAGCCGCCGGGCGGCGACGTCAAACCATCGACGGCGCAATGGGTCCCTGCTCGCAAGGTCGGCATCGTCGCGGCCGGCCTATTCCGAATGGTCGATGAATTCGATCAGAGCGAGCCGGAAGAGATATCCGTCCCGCGCGACGACAAGTTCCCGAATGCCAGGCAGCTCGTGTTTGAAGTCGAAGGCGACAGCATGAACGAGCTGCGTCCGCGCCCTATCCTATCGGGTGATACCGTCGTCGCCACGGCATATGAAGACATCGCGCACCGCGTCGTCCTGCGCGACGGAATGGTCGTCGTCGTCCAGCGTTCTCGCGATGCCGGCATGATGCGGGAATGGTCAGTTAAGCAGATTGAGATTTACGAGGACCGGACGGAGTTTCATCCTCGGTCGAGCAATCCTAAGCACAAGCCGATTGTCGTCAACCGACAGTTTGACGCTGACGATGGCGTGTCGGTGGAGGTTATCGCCATTGTGCGGATGGTGCAGAACACCATGCCAGGTTTCTGATTAGCTCAACATGATTTTCTGGCGACCTACACCTTCGCCCTACTTCATCAACCCGCTCAAAGCTCGTCATAGACCCTAGTGAGATGGATTTCGCTCGGCTTGTAACCGTCGGCGGTCAGCTTCGAAACGACCACGATGTCAGCGACCACTGCCTCTTTGGTCCATAAATCGGCAACGCTCACAGGTTCGACGAGCTTCATGCGCAGTCTTGCCGCGGTGATTTCCGTTGGTACTGCTGCCCAACCGGTTGCAAGCTTATCTCGATCTTGGGCATGGATTTCCAGGTGAGTGCGTCGGTATGGCGTATATCGCTCGAAGTCCTCTTTTTCCTCGAACTCCTGCGGATAAGGGACTTCCCGTATAACCTCCCGAGAGATTATCTGCCTATCGAATGTCACAGGGACACCGCCCTCACGTTGTGACGGAACGAAGAAACCCTTCACCGCTTTCGCCAGTCGTTTGACAGTTCCTGGCTTTCCATATTTAGCATCGAATATCGCCCTAACCTCTTCCTCTGATTTGCCGGTTGTTTTCGACATCTGAGAGATAAGCTCGGCGACCTGCCTCTTGAGAGCGCCATTTTCCACTGCTTTTACGGCAGCCTCCTTCAGAAAGGACGCCCCATAAAACAAGACAATCATGGTCGTGACCGTAACGAGGGAATCGTACTGGTCGGGGATATCAACACCCAATATTTTGTCCACCATCGGCGGGATCTCGGCTTTCAAGTCATCTTGAAACGCCACTAGTAATGTCAGAGCGAAGAGTTCTCTAAGCGGGCTTTCCTGCGTTATTGATCTGACATTAATATGGCTGCTCTCGATATAGACCCCAGCCTTAAGGCTAGGGATGAGCGATATCGCGTCCTCAATGGCAACCGAAGCCGCTTGAAGTGCGGCAATCACGTCGTTGATCGGCGTCAAACCCTTGGTATCGTACGTAATCGAGAGCGGTACATGAATTTCAGCCATGTACAATTTCTGGCACATCGCCAAAAAGTTGTGGAGTCAATTCATCGACAATTATTGCTCAGGCGGCAAAATTCCTTTTGCCACGCAAGTCGAATTCTTGGCAGGCTGCAGCGATTTCCTGCAAGAACCATCGCTTTGGCGGCTCACACATGAAGCTTTCGCCGTTGGGACCGGGATAGTTCATCACCGGCAGGATGCAGAAGTCCTCATCGTCGCCGACCGGCGCGAAGGGGCCAACCTTCATGTCGTAGCCAGGAAAGCGGCGCGAGAGATAATCCTCGAAACGCTCTTTCGCAGCTGCGACAGCCGCGCGCTGTTGGAATGGTGGGACGATGATGAAGGCTAAAACTTCTCTGGTCATTCTACTTTTCCTCCACTGATAGCAAACAGCTTGCCGATCGAGCTTTCGCAGTACGTGCAGAAGAACGGCTGGTTGTTCAGATAACCGCCCTCTTCCAGATCATATGGATCATCCGGCAAGTCATAGCCGGACGGTGCGGCAAGCACCTGTGAACTCTCCCTCAAGCAGTTCTCGCACCTGATGTGCAGCCGCAGGGGCGACTGTTCTTTCCGCATTGCCAAACCCATGATGCTCTCCTTTCGTTCTTATGAAGCCAGAACGCCGGGATAGAGTCGAGAGTGATTCGGCATGAACGAGAAAGATTCTTTCCGCTTATCGTAATGTAAGTTTTTCATACATTGCCGCTTGACTGTAATGTATGATTTGCGTACATTACCTCCATCAGCCGCCCGACACGGACGGCGCCAGAGATGGGGAAGACAGATGGCTTTCGTAACCAGGCATCGCATTGAAGATCAGCTCGGCCGCGTGTGGACCGGCGCTGATTTCAGCCGGGACGAAGACTGCGCGGAGGAATACCGCGATCTGGACGAGGCAGAAGCTGAAGCCGTTCAACTTGGCGGTCTCGTCGAGACCTACCAGCGCTTCGCCGAGCATGACGACCTTCCCCGCGCCCCTTTCCTCTTCCTCGAAGCTGCGGAGTAACCCGCCATGAGCATCGCATCTGAATACAATGCGGCGAAGGATCTTGCCGACGCCCTCGCAGATATGGCCGACAAGAACCCGACCATTCGCGCCATCGCATCCCGCAAGGCCGAAGAAGCGTTTGCCCGCCTTTCCCGTCTCCGCGTCGAGCGCATTGCTGCTCCGGTTCTGGAGGCTGCGATATGAACAAGGAACGGATCCTCGCCCTCGCCGACCTCATCGAGGCTCAGCCACACACCGGGTTGAATGAGAAGACCGGCTTCAATATGGGCGAATACCGCCACGAATGCGGCACGCCTGCGTGCATTGCCGGATGGGCCGCTGCGGCATCTGTGGGCGATACCACTGGAACCATCAAGCTTGAGATGTATGCCGACATTCAAGCTCAGCAGTTCCTAGATCTCGATGGAGATCAGGCGTCCGCGCTGTTTCAGCCTCCGTGCGAAGATGAAGACGAATGGGATGAAATCACGCCCGATCATGCCGCCTTCACGCTTCGCCACCTTGTGAAAACCGGCAAGGTCGACTGGTCGGCTTTCGAGGACCGCGCCGATGCGTGATTGCCCCGCCCGCCCCTACGGCTGCTCCTGCACTTCCTCCTGCCGGATAGAAAAGAACCGGAAGGACCGGAAGACAGCCTTCGACACAGTCATGGCCAAGCGGAACGCCGCCACGGCTCTCATGATGGCCAGCGTCACCGTTGTGACCGGCCTCGTCATTCTTTCATTCATCTACGTCGCCATGCCGGAGAGCAAACGGATGGCGCTGCGAGCGCAGGAGCAAATCACTTGGAACAGGTAGCATCCAACGATCTCATCATCTCCCTGCCGTCCGTTCCGAGCGTTGCTACGTTCACCGACGATAAGGAGTTCGACAAGCTCTATGAGGCGATCTTGAACAAGGTTGCCGAGCATAAGCCGGACGTCTCGACGAAGAAGGGCCGGGATGAAATCGCCTCCCTCGCCTACAAGGTCGCGAAGACCAAGGTGGCGCTGGACAAGCAGGGCTTGGCCCTTACCGGCGAATGGCGCGAGAACACGAAGAAGGTCAACGCGACCCGCACTAAGATCGAGGACCGGCTTGTCGCCCTGCAGGCGAAGGTTCGCCAGCCGCTCACCGACTGGGAGAAGGCGGAAGAGGCCCGCGTTGCCGCCCATCAAGCGAAGCTCGATCTTCTCCTCTCGCTCATCACCACACCGCTTGGCCTGCCGTCCGACGAACTCAAGGGCATGCTCAAGGTCGTCGATGATTCTGTGGTCGATGAGGCATGGGAAGAGTTTCAGGACCGCGCCGCGCTCGCCAAGCAGGATGCGACCGCCGCCCTTACCCGTCTGATCCAGACGGCAGAGAAGCAAGAGGCTGATGCCGCCGAGCTTGCAGAGCTTCGCGCTGCTCAGGCTGAGCGCGAGCGGATCGAATCCGAACGTCGCGAAGCTGAGGAAAAGGAAGCTCAGCGCAGAGACTATGTCGACCGTATCATTGCTCATATCAAGCAGTGCGCTCTCGGCATGATCGACGGGAAGACTTACCCTTACGTCATTCTTTTCCGCGAGTTGGAAGAGAAGATCGTCATCGACGACTATATCGGTGATCTCGGCGAGAAGGTTGAGGCAGCTCGTCAGGAAGCTATCGCTACTCTCAGCGCAGCGCGCGCCGCAGACGAAGAAAAGGCAAAAGCTCGACAGGCAGAAGAAGCTGCGAAGATTGCTACCGAAGCCGCCGAGCAGGCGAAGCAGGAAGCTGAAAAGCGGGTAGCAAAGGCAGAGGCCGAGGCTAAATCGGCCAATGAGAAGGCTGCTCGCGAGGTCGAGGCCGAGCGGAAGCGCCTTGCCGATATCGCCGAAGCGGAAGCCGCCAAGCAGCGCCGCCGCGATGCCGACAAGGCCCACCGAAAGCAGGTCAACAACAACATCGTCGCCGAACTCGTCGAATGCTCCGGCATCACGGCCGAGCAGGCTCAGGCCATCGTTGGCCATCTCGTTCGCGACCTCGTCCCGAACGTCACCCTTCAATACTGAGGAGATCGCTATGAACGCTGTAGCAAAGCAAGACGTGGCCCTGCCAGCAGATGCAAAGCTGGTCCCGGCGAATGATGCTCCCATGGTCGCCATGATCGAGCGCATCGCGATGGACCCGTCCATTCCGATTGAGCGCCTTGAACAGATGCTCGCCATGAAGGAGCGCATGGAGGACCGTGCCCGCGACCAGTTGCGCGAGGACCGCGAGTATGAGGCGAAAACGGCCTACTTCGCGGCCATGTCCGCCTGCCAGAAGGAATTACCGGTCGTCGTCAAGAACAAGCGGAATAGCCACACCAACTCGAACTATGCGGATCTGGCGGCTATCGAAGATCAGGCGATGCCGGTCATCTACGCGCATGGCTTTGGCGTCTCGTTCCAGCCGGACGGCTATAACGATCTTGGCGAGTTGCTGATCAAGTGGGAAATATCCCATGCCGGCGGGTATGTCCGCAACGGTGTCGGCGCGATCCCGGTTGACGGCGCTGGCGCGAAGGGTGCCGTTAATAAGACCGGCACCCAGGCTTTCGGCAGCACCGCGACCTATGGCCGGCGCTACCTTCTCTGCATGCTCTTCAACATCAGCACCGGCGATGACCGGGACGGCAACGCGCCTCCCGCCAAGGAGGCCAGCGGCCCGATAACCGACGTCCAGGCATCGGTGATCCGCGAGCTGATCGAAAAGGCCGAACTGGAGATCGACCAGTTCTGTGGCCACTGGAAGGTCGAGGCCATCCCGGAAATCCCATCATCGAAGTTCAACGACGTCGTCGGCTCGTTGCGCCGTCGGATCGCCGTTCTCGCTGAAAAGAAGAAGGAGCAGGCCAATGGATGAGATCATTCAGGGCACCCAGGAATGGCATCAGCTTCGCCTCGGCAAGGTTACGGCATCCAAGGTTGCCGACGTCATCGCCAAGACGAAGACTGGCTATGCCGCCACCCGCGCCAATTATGCCGCGCAGCTCATTACCGAGCGCCTGACCGGCATGCCGACCGAGGGCTTCACCAACGCGGCAATGCAGTGGGGAACCGATACCGAGCCGCAAGCACGCGCCGCTTACGAGTTCAACCGCGCCGAGACAGTCGTCGAGGTCGCTTTCGTTCCTCACCCGACCATCGGCGACAGCGGTGCGTCTCCTGACGGTCTCGTCGGCGATGACGGTCTGGTCGAGATCAAATGCCCCAATACTGCAACACACATCGAGACGCTGGTCGGCGCAACCGTTCCCGGCAAATACGTCACGCAGATGCAGTGGCAGATGGCCTGCACCGGCCGCAAGTGGTGCGACTTCGTATCCTACGATCCGCGCATGCCGGAATCCATGCGGTTTTTCTGCCAGCGCGTTCACCGTGACGACGCCATGATTGCCGACCTCGAAAAGGAAGTGGTTCTCTTCCTGAACGAGGTTCGCGGCAAGGTCATGGAGCTTCGCCGCCGCTACGAGCCCCAGGATCTCGATCCTGCCGGCGAACTGTTGATGGCGGGGTGACGATCATGGGTGTTTATCGCACAGACTATTTGATGTGGGCTGTCGACATGGGCGCTGATGCGTTCGATTGGGACAAGCATGAGGCCGAAAGCAACGGTGCGCCTATTCGCCGCTTCGACATCGTCTATGACGGCATGTCAGGGCAGTATTGCATGGCTGGCAAGATCATTGCCACCAGCGACGCTCATGAAGGGTTCGCAGTGCATCGCATCGACCCGGTCTCCGTCGATGTCGACAAGGATGATCTGGCCATGAAGGTCTCCGACGCCTTCGCCAAGCATGTCAGCTCGTCAGATTTCGCCCTCGTCCTCTTCTCTCACTACAGCTGAAGGAGACGATCATGACCAAGAAGCGCGACAAGCCCGTCTATGCCTTCGTCCGTCGCGGGAACTCTCTTGTGCCTGAGATGGAATACGACCTGCAGGCGCTCGACGGCGTAGCTCAGGGCCAGAAGATCCGCATCGAGATCAAGCAGTGGCGGAACATGGATCGCCTGGCCGCCTACTGGTGCATGTTGCACGATTGCGTCGAGGCCACGGGATGCGCACCGAGCAAGGAAGCGCTGGACAGCTATATCCGGCCCGCCGTGAATTACGTCGACACGATCCGGCTTGCGAATGGCTTCCTCGTCGGCGTTCCCCGCGCGATCAATACCCGCGAGTGCGATGAGCCTGAGATGATCGCATTCTTCAATGCGGCCACGGAACTGCTTGCCCGCGAGTTCGGCTACGTGCCGCCGGAGCGGAATGCCAACGAAAACCGGAGGGTGGCATGACCGATACCAATATCGATGACGGCGGCTTGGCCTTTCCAGGCACGCGAAACCAACAGGTTGGCAACCTGTCTGACCATGGGTTCCCAATCGATGGCGAAGACAGCCCGACTTACGGCGACGTTCAGCATCCCGGGATGACCCAGCGCGACTGGTTCGCCGGTAAATGCTTAGGAGCGGTCATTGGCCTCCTAGAGCGGGCTGAACTGGAAGAATTCAAGTCAATGGCCGAAACCCGAGGCCTCAAGTGGGATGCTGGCGTTATGGGCAAGCTAGCGGCCAAGATGAGCTATGAGGTCGCTGACGATATGATTGCCGCCCGGAAAGGCGGTGCGGCATGACCGATCGCCCTATCCTTTTCAGCGGCCCCATGGTCCGCGCATTGCTCGCCGGCACGAAGACGCAGACGCGGCGCGACCTGACCAAGACGTTCGCCAGATACCCGCATCTCGTCGGCTATGAAACCGACGGAAACCTGAAGAAACTTGACGGCAAGAACGTGCCGCACGTCGAGTTCGTGCATTCGCTTCTTGGCCTATGGCATCCTGAGGATAACCCGCGAGGTCGCAGCGGCTGGTATGTTCCGCTCAAGGCTGCCGTTGGCGACCAGCTTTGGGTCCGCGAAGCGTGGCGCTGCAATGGCTGGGCGACAGATGTCGCCACCATCTTCTACGCCGCCAGCGAAGGCGACGGATATACCGCCATGTGCGAGCAGTACCCAGTTGCAGACAAGCGGCCTTTACGTGTCACGGCTGGCTGGCGCCCATCAATCCATATGCCTCGCTGGGCCTCCCGCCTGACGCTCATCGTCACCGACGTGCGGGTGGAGCGGCTGCAGGATATCAGCGAGGCTGACGCCAAGGCTGAAGGCGTGTCGGATGAGTTCACCGACTACGAGCTTTACGGCCAAAGCCAGCCATACCGGTTCGGCTACTCGTCGCTTTGGAACCTGATCAACGGTGAAGGTGCATGGGACGCCAACCCCTGGGTGGTCGCCTATACCTTCACCGTCCAGCGCGGCAACATCGACCAGATTGCGCAGGTGGCAGCATGACCCGCCTCGAAGCCACCCTCGCCCAGATCGAAGCCATAGCAGCCGTCAATCGCTTCCGTGATCAGATCGGATGGAAGCGGACGGATGAGAAGCGGGAGGCTGGCAATGCGCAGCGTTCCTGAGTGGATAGGCAGAAGCGACGACAGTCCCCCCAGCCAAGGATGCATGAACCGCATCCTTGAGCGTCAAGGCTGGAAGTGCGCGATAACCGGCGTTGAGTTCCGTGATGGCGTGAAGGCCGAGTTCGACCATATCACGCCGCTTTGGCTTGGAGGAGAAAACCGGGAGGGAAACCTCCAGGCTATCACCAAGGCCGCCCATGCCGCCAAGACGAAGACCGAGGCGACGGTTCGGGCGAAGGTCCACCGGAACCAGATCAAGCGCGTGGCCGGCAAGAAGAAGTCGGCACTCACTCACGATAAATTCAAACGCCTGATGGACGGCACGGTTGTTGACCGCCGCACGGGCGAGATCGTCTCAGGAGGAAGACAGCCATGAACTCGTTCGACAAAGTCTATATCCAGTTCGCGACTGCTGGCGATGGCAGCGCTACTATCCGCAAATGGTCGCAGTTCCCGTTTGATAACGGTAACGAATACACCCTCACCGCCGCCCTCTCCCATTCCCCAGAAGAGCCGGGAGACCCACCACCCAAGGACCATAGGCCTGTGATCACCGATCCGGCAGTAGATGCAGCGCTATCGGCTTACATCAACGCGGCCGGCACGAGCGCCCGCGCAGGAATAACGGCGGCCGTTATCGCGTTTCTGGAAAGCCAGACCCCGCCCGAAACTCGTGTGGAGGGGCCGAGTGGCGAAACGAAATCCTCCTAATCAGCCGCGCTCACCATTCGATCCCAGGAACAAAATCATGTCCTACGACAAAATTCCGGAACCGCCGCGTCGGTTCGAAAAGCGCCAGATTTGCTGGTGCGGAAATCCAAATTGCCCAGGCGAGAAGTCTGGAAACCCCTTCATCGCCGCAGAAGCCTCAAATGGAGCAAACGACATGTCTATTTTCAATGGCCGGAACGACATGGATCGCATGCGGGAGATGATGATCCGCGAGGTTAGTCGCAATATGGATCGCCGTATCAACGATAGCTTCTTCTTAGGATCGGGGCCAGATCGGTCGACGTCAAACGAGCCTACGCAACCGGCAGCCCTCAAAGCCGCTCGCGAAACTGTCAAAGAATACCTGCTGGAGGTCAATCACGACACGGCGTGGGATGATGTTGTCGGGAACGACGCTGCCAGATCCGCTTTGATGGAAGCGATCGAGGAGCCTAAGAACCATCCTGACCTTTACGAATATTACGGGATGAAGCCACCGAAAGGTGTGATGCTCTTTGGCCCTCCTGGGTGTGGAAAGACGATGTTTGCGAAGGCCGCTGCAGCTGCAGTGTCGCGCGTTTACGGCACAAAGGCGGAAGTGATGGTCATCAATGGCCCTTCGATCCAGTCGCCCTACATCGGCAAGACCGAGGAGACGATCCGCAACATATTCAGATACGCCCGCGAATATCAGGCTTTCCATAAGCACCCATTGACCGTGTTTTTCGATGAGGCAGAGGTTCTTTTCCCTGATCGGACGGGTCGCACGCGGCGCGTATCGCCGTGGGAAGAAAGCAACGTCGCCCAGTTCCTGTCCGAAATGGACGGCATGAATTCGGTCGGCGCCTTTGTCATCCTCGCAACCAACCGACCGGAAGCTATAGACGAGGCTCTTCTGCGCGACGGCCGGTGCGACCGGAAAATCAAGGTCGAACGGCCAACAAAGCAGGCAGTCGAGCATATCGTCCGCAAGACGTTGCAGGATGCCCCTCTCGGCGCCGACATCGAAGACCTCGTCATGGCGGCAGCTGAAAGCTTTTTCAACCCGCATTACGTCATTCAGGAAGGCCACATCATTTCCGGCATGATCAACGCGGCCGGCGATGCGAAAATCAAAGACACCGCTGTCAATTTCTGCCTGGAGCACATCGTCTCCGGAGCGATGGCGACCGGTGTAAGCCGGAGGGCGAGATCAAGCGCATTCGCTCGTGACCGCGTCAGTGGCAAGCGGGAGGGGATCACCGTTACGGACGTCCTCGAAGCCGTCAAAGAGATTTTCGAAGAGAACAAACCCCTCGAACACGCCTTTGCGCTTCGTGAATTTATCGACGGATTGCACCTTAAGGAGATGCTCGAACCGAAAGGGAGGGTGCAATGAGCGCACCTGACAAGAACCCCGCACCGCAAACTCGGGCGCTGGGTACCGAACCCTCCCTCTCCGCTTCTCCACAGCCTGTGGACGGAGGGAGGGAGCCATGACGACGCCAGCTCTCGTGAAATCCGCGGACCTTAAGCGCATGGCCTCGATCGCCAAGACCCAAGGCGTCACCGTCTGGATCGAGACGATTGACGGACGGCGCGTCGGAGTTTCCCCCGATATCCCCAAGGGTGTTAAGCATGACGATATTGACCAGGCAGAGGAAATTCGTCTGTGATTGACGACATGCCAAGGAAGCTTCCTCTCTACGTCGTCAAGCAAAAGAACCGGTCCAAAGACTGGGTCTATTATTTTCGCGTGGGGAAAGGCCCTCGCACACGTTTGCCGGCGCCCAACGAACCTACTTTCCGACAGGAATACGAAGCGGCATTGAGGGGCGAGCCGTCCGCCGTCAAGCCTCGCGATATTCCTCAGACCATCGGATGGCTCATCGGCCGGTATGTGGAAAGTGGCGACTGGCGCGACTTGAGTGAGGCTACTCGAAAACAGCGCAGCAACATCTTCTGGCATGTCAAAGAAAAAGCTGACGGCAAAGGTGGGAAAATTGGGAGCAAACCGTTCTCCCTCATCACGACGAAGGCAATACAAAACGGGATGGAGGACCGCCGGGCAACGCCCGCCGCAGCGAACAATTACCTCAAATCAATGTCTGCGCTATGCAAATGGGCGGTTAAAGACGGTCATATGAAGGCGAACCCGGCGGAAGGGATCAGCAAAACGAAGCTTGAAGGCGACGGCTTCCCTGCCTGGCAAATCGAGGATGTTCGCGCCTTCTGCATTAAATGGGAGATCGGAACACGGCAAAGGCTCGCGCTTGAACTGGCGATGCACACCGGGTTGCGCCGGTCCGATCTAGTCCGAATCGGTCGTCAGCACATGCGCGGGAACGCTCTATCCATCTCGACGCAGAAAACCGCCGCTCGCATTACAGTAGAGCTGCCGCAACGCGTTCTCGACATAATCGATGCGACACCCACTGGAGACTTGCATTTCCTTGTCACGGAATACGGGAAGCCTTTTGCCGTCGCTGGTTTTGGGAACTGGTTTGGGGAGTGCGCTAGAAAAGCCGGTATTGAAAAAAATACACACGGCTTGAGAAAATTGGCTGCAACGATGGCAGCGAACGGCGGCGCGACCGCTCACGAACTGATGAGTCAGTTCGGCTGGGTAAATTCAAAACAGGCAGAAGTTTATACCCGCGGGGCCGATCGGGCGCGGTTAGGGGTGAAGGCCTCGCGTATCGTCTCCGAACAGCTGGAGAACGAATTAGCCCCTCACGTTAATCCGCGTGAGGGATTGGGAGTGAAAACCGAAATGAAAACAACCACTAAGAAATAATATGGTGGGCCCGGAGGTTGTCGCAGCACCAAGCTTTATCAACTGCTTAGGAAAAAATCACCCCTCCACCGCCCCTTTGATATTGCTTGCGTCCTAGTCTCGGTCCCCTCGCAGCATTCGGCTTGACCACCGGTCCATTATCGGGAATCTATCCCCTCACCTGCTGGGGAGCAGGGTCACCGACAGACGAACCGATGCGGCCGGTTCTCGTAGAACACGAGGACGATTCCGACATGCGCAAATTCGTAGAGCACAGCCCGATGGGTGGCTATGGAACCCTGAACACCCTACCCCGCCATGTCATCATCATGGGCAAGTGCAACGCTTGCGGAACCATGAGGGAGATCGACCACGATTTCCTCGGGAGTAAAGCAGGCGGCACATGCGACCTGCGCGCGGTCGGCAAGCGCCTGAAGTGTCGGGAGTGTGGAAGGGTCGATGGGGAGATCTTGCTAGGGTACTATACGGCAGATCAATGAGGTGCCGAGACTGGTACGATCAGATGCGGGAGATGAATGGGATGGAGCCGCGTTAGTCGGCTTCTTCGACCTCAGCAATAATCTGCTGCCGAGCCTCATGGGAAAGCTTCTCCCATGCCAAGATTACGGTCTTCACATACTGTGGCGTTCCAGTCGCCCACTTCCCGCGCAGTTGAAGCGACACCGTATTCTCAGCCACACCCAATAGCTTCGCCAAAGCCTTCTGGCTCAACCCTGCCGACTTTGCACGCATTTGCCACGGTTCATTTTCCATGAGCCGGACTCGTACCTGCCCGCTCGATTCTCTGCAATCAATCAATGTCACGTTGATTTTCTCGTTGACCCTATAAATAACGTAGCATATATAATAATCAACGTCACATTATTTCTTGAGGCCATCGATGTTGGACATTCTTCGCAAAGTCATGCCCCTCAGGGGGCATAAATCAACCGGTATGCAGATCAAGTTCGAGACGAACTGCGAATGCGGATGGTATTCGTTGCCCCACCAAGAGCGGCGTGCGGCTTATAGCGAATGGCGCGAGCACGTCGTTGAATGCGGCGGTCAGTATGAAAGTTGGGACAAGGCTCGCGCTAGGCGTGACCGCGAAGTCGCCAAGGCTCTCAAGTGCAGTGAGGTGTCGGCATGATGCGTTTTTCGGACGAAACGATCAGAAAAGAGTGGTCGCGCGCGTTGCGCCTCTACGGTCGAAGCTCATCGTTGGCAAAGCGTATTGCGCTAGGCATCGTGGATGACTTGGAAAAGGCTGGAGTATCCGAAGCAGACATCGATCGCATCGCCAAGGCGGCGGGACGGCCATGAAGGAAGATGCAGTGAAAATGCCGACCACCTATGGCTTCATAGATATGCGCGGCATGCGCTTTGGTCGCCTTGTCGTTCTAGAATATGCAGGCAAGGTTGGGCGTGTGACACGCTGGAATTGCGTTTGTGACTGTGGATCCCAATATGTAGGCGCCGGGAAGGACATGCGAAGCGGTAACACCTCTTCATGCGGCTGCGTACATTCAGATCAGCTAAAACTGAGAAACGCGAAGCATGGCATGTCAAGTAGATCGGAATATTCGATATGGCTCGGCATGATTGACCGATGCAGTCGGCTTGGACACAAAAACTACGAATCGTATGGCGGGAGAAACATCGTCGTTTGCGATAGGTGGCGAGAAAGCTTTGAGGCTTTCTTTTCAGACATGGGCGATAGGCCTAGCCCAGAACATAGCATAGACCGGATTGACAACGATAAGGGATACGAGCCTGAGAATTGCCGTTGGGCAACCCAATCCACGCAGGTCCGCAACAGCCGAAGAATGCGACCGTTGACCCTTAATGGGCGCACGCAAACTATGACAGAATGGGCTGCTGAACTCGGCATTAATTACAGCACTATCGCCACCCGATTGGCTAAGGGTTACTCCCACGAAGAGGCGCTGACTCGCCCGATCGGACGCTGGATTCGTAAAGTTTCCTGAACTGCCCTTGAAGGTCTTTCAATTCGGACTGCGTCGACAATAATACATCTCTGGCTGTATAGACACTCCCCTGAGCCTGCTTCAGTTCGTCAACCTGGCGCTGAAGATCCTGGTCTTTGTTTGTGTAGTTCTGCCAGACCCGCTCGTGCTCTGCCCTCGGGACAAGGTTGTCCCGGATGTCTTTGATGGTTTGCTCCATCCGAAGGCGATCCTCTTGGCCCCTCGCCTGCCGCCAGTCCATCTCTTGCCGCGTGACGATCTTATCGGAAAGATTGGAAATCGCGGCCTTTAAGTCCGTGTTCGACGACTGGATGGGCCAGTAAGCCAGCCCCCCGAGTACGGTGCAAAAGGTGATCGCTACGCCGATAGCCTGCCATTGTGGCTTGTTTCGCTCTGAGAGGTTCGTTGACAATGCCGAAACGGAACTGCGCATTTCATTGGCGATCGAGGCCATGCCGGATTCCATGGCCTTGAATCCGGCGCGCATCTCCGCTTCAAGGTCTGTCTGGCGGCGGCCGAGGTTGGTTACTCTTTCGCCCAGCTGCGCCGTTACAGCGTCCGTATAGACCCGATAGTCGTTTCCGTTCGGCATGTCGTCATTCCCGTTCGCCATCAGTCCCGCTGCCCTTCAATGCGCATTTCGATTATTTTCCCCAAAGGGCCTTCATATCCGCGAACCACTTGGCGCAGTCTTCTGCCTGCCGGTCTCTATTGTCGGCGGTGATTTCCCAGCGCTTGAAGGTGATCACCCAAGGCTCATCGCCCACCCTCACCCGCCCTATTTTTGCGATGCAGGCCGCTGGTGGGTCCGGGAAGGGAATTGAGGCATTCACCTCGCCTTGCGTCTTTGCTGCTTCACTGGCGCGCTGCTCAATGGTCTGGCAGCTAGACAGCAGCAGCGCAGCAATAGTCAGTGTTTTCCAAGCCATTCCCGGTCCCTCGCGTTTGGTCGTGACAGGTCGGGGTCGCTGTCGGCTTCGGTCCTGAGATGGTCGAGATCATCCAAGGCTTGCTGTTCGGCGATACGGGCAGCGTCAGCGCGCTCTTGAGCCTTGGCGCTGACAGCGTCCGAAATGGACCGGAGACGCCGTTCCTCAGCCAGCTGAGAAGCCAGAGCATCCCGTTCGAATTTCGTCACCATGTTCGAAGTCGCCGCATCGATCCGGTACCAGACGATCCCAGGGATGATCTGCCCGACGATGGGGAGACGAAGCCCCTCATAGAACAGGACCGAGACCACAATGCCGGCGAGCGCGGCGACCGGCAGTTTGACGACGTCGGAGATGCTCATGGTTCCACCTTGACGGTGGTATCGGCATCTCCTTGGTCTACCGCGGCTTGAGCGACGTCGGCCTTGCGCTGGACGTTGGTTTCCCAGACGGCGCCAAACACATACGACCCGATGATCCCACCCATGAAGAGGATGAGGTTCATGGCGATCGTGTCACTGAGGGCGATCGGCCGCCCCCAGATCGCAAGATAGGTGATGATCCCGCCGCCCCAGATGAGCGCCAGGATGATGATGCGCCGGCGAACCGCCCAATCCGGCGAGGCCTTGTGATCCATGAAGAACTTCATGTCAGCCCTCGTAAAGCTTGGACTTCTTCGCCCACTCGCGCCACGGATTAAGCTCGTAGTGAGGCATGTCCCATCCGTCCGACAGGTTGCCGTCGCCATTCCAGTCGCCGCCCCAACGAAGCGGGATGCCCTTAGCCTTGCCGATGCGCAGGATGACTTTGGATAGGTCGATGAACGACTGGCGGTTATTCCAGTCGTAGGGAGCCGGGAAAAGATCGTAGGCGATAGCCGGCACGTAGTTGTGCGCGGACTGCCCGAAGCGAACCTTGCTGTTGCCAGCAGCGAATGCCCGCTCCTGGGCATCTCGGCCCCGCGTGGCGTCGAGCACTCGGAAGTCGATCTCCTTGATCGCTTCATTGGCAATGTCCTGCAAATGCGCATGGCACTTCGCCAGCGCAGCCTTGGAGGCTGTTCCGAAAATAGGCATAGCGATGTCCTTTGATTGTGCGCTCAGGGCGCGACTAGGCGAGCTCCACCCGGCCCGCGGCGCTGGTGCGTAGCGTGGTCATGGTGGTCTCCGGTGATGGGGAATAGAAAAATCCGCCCGGAGGCGGCCTTGGTGCGCGTCATTTGATGATGGGGCGGTGGGGTTAGAACAGAGACGAGAACCCGTTCAGAACGTTGCCGCCACCGTCTACGATCGCATTGCCGTTCGCGTTGCAAGCTGCCCCACCACTGCCGCTCTGACGGTTGATGGTATGGTTCTTCACCGTCACCGTGGTAGCGCCGCCTGTGATCGCGTTCACTGCCTTGGTGAGCGCAGACGCAGTCGTGACCGTGGTGGAGCCACCGTCGATGAGCATCGTGCCGCCGGTACCACCTTGCGCAAGGATCTCGTAATCCTGCTTGTTGCCTTCGGCGATGCAGTCCTTATGGACCGTCGTCGTACCACCCTCATGACGGAAGCCGCCGACGCGGTTCCAGCGAGCCTTGACGCGCGTCAGGGTAGATTTCGTTACGCCATGATCCGACCATCCATCGCCTTGGCCTGACGTTTCCGGCTTCGACCCGTTGAAAGAGGCCTCACCGTCAGTGCCGTCGAGCGTCAGCCCGCTGCTGATCGACGGGCCGCAGCCATCGTTGCAGTTGCCGAGGAAGTCGAAGTTCCGATATTCGCCCCCACCATTGAACGGACGGACGCCGAACGAACTCCAGAACCGAACGCTCACGCCGTCCAAGTCATAATAGGAGGCGGTCGAGCTCGGCGCGAACCCGTTGACGGTGCCAGCCGGGATGATGACCACTTCAACCGTGGTCAAATCGACGCTGTCGCTCCGCATGGTAGTCACGCCACCCGTCCAGCTCCATTCGAGATCGTTGGCGATGCTCGACGCTGCCTTTATCATCCACGCGAAATCTGTGGCAGACGCCGGCATGCGAGAAGCGCCAAGCGGGCAGATGATGATACCGGCCGGCGCAGCAGCATCGGCATGGGTGTAAATCCCGCCGCCAGACGATGCGATGCCCGTCGCTGGCGCTGCGCCCCAGAGCTGCGGACGCGCTCCCGTACCGTATGCGCCGAGAACCTTCTTTTTCGCTGCAGTACCGCCCACGGTAGGAGCGAGCGCCGTAGTAAAGCGGTCGCCCTTCCTGAGCAGCACCTGGTCGCCTGCGCGCGAAGCTTTGGTGTCGGCGGTCGCCGGCAACAGAAGAGGTGCAGAGGCCGACCAGCCCTTGTTGCTGTCATTGCCGTTGGCCGCGACGTAGAATTTGCTCGAGGCGAAATCAGCAAGGTATCCCTGAAGCTGGATGACTTCCGCGTCAGACAGAGCCCTGCTGTAGAACAAAGGATCGCCGATCAAGATGCCGGCATAGCCAGATCCCGCGCGGCCGATGCAGTCGAAGTTGAAGCCACCAGTGCCGACTGCAGTCGCCGTCCCGAAATCGCCGCCGATGCCAATCTTCATGGTGCCGGCAGCAGCATCATAGACGATCGCAATGACATCCATTCTGGAAGCATCCGTCGCCTGCGAGTAGCCGGCAGGATAAGGCACGTTGGTTTCGGCGCCCGCACCATTGGGGCGAACGGCAAGATTAGCGAGAGGGTTGGCGCCAGAAACAAAGCGGATACGGTTCGCGCCACTGCTGTCCGAAAGCTTGCCGAGCAGAATGCCTTGAACGCCGGCCGCCGATCGAGGCGCAACCGGGATGATTGCCGTGAAGCTGGTCGCGAGCGGGTAGGCTTCAGAGATCGCAAGGTATTCAGATGTTGCGGCGGTGAACTGGGCAATCGTTTTGTCGTTCGGCCCACCAGCCACGAGGATATCAGGCTTTTGCGTAGTTGGGCCGCCAGCAAGCGTACGAGACCCACCGAAGGCAGCAGGAACCGACGCTATGCCATCGGCATCGCTGGTGGAGTTGGAGAGCTGCCAAGCGCCCCAAAGACCGGTAATATCTGCCGGCGAGAACGGCGGCACCACCCCACCGCCCTGCGCATAGGTGATGGGCAGACCTCCCGACGCCACTTCGATGATCGGAATGCCGAATCCATTGGTGGCGATATCGACGGGGAGACCACCGCTTGCCACAACGGTCACCGGTGTGCCGAACCCATTGGTCGACTTGACGACGGGAGTTGCCATATTCGGACCTTTGCGATTTTAGTTGCCGATCGCGCGGACGGTGATAGACACGCCCGCCGCTGCTTTCTGGAATGGACCGCTGGTGAGCAGAAGAGTTCCGCGGGACACCATGACTTGCACCTGGCAGCCGGTCTTTGCGGCTGTGCCGGCGACAACGGCGCCGGTTACCATCTGATCGCCGCTCCAGCCGTCAATGACGTCGATATCGGGGATGGCGTCGAATGCGGGGCTGAAGGCGATCGTCGCGATGCCGCTGGCGTTGGTCACACCGGAGAAGCGCTCGATCCGTTTCGGCGTCCCGGCCGCACCGGTGTCGCCTTTCAGGCCTTGAGGCCCTGTAGCGCCTTGAGCACCTGTTGCTCCCGCCGGGCCAACTGCACCTGTTGCGCCCGTATCTCCCTTAGTTCCCGCTGCGCCTGACGGCCCCACCGGTCCAACAGGTCCTGTATCTCCCTTTGAGCCGGCCGCTCCTGTGGCTCCTGCATCGCCCTTGTCTCCCTTCGCGCCGGTCGGCCCTGCTTTGGTAGGCCCTCTATTCGCTATAGCCTGCGTCGTCGTCTTGGCGGGCTTGCCGCCCTGGATGACGATTGCCATCTCCTCGCCCGTCAGCGGGCCTGCATCTGGGATCTTTGGAGGCATCGGTCAGGTCTCCGGTGCAAGCAGGTGGTCGGCGCGGGCCGGCGTCAGAGTGGCGGCGAGGATATCGTGCAGCGTCTGCCAGAGCGGGTCGCCTGAAGAAAGGTATGTCGCTGCATCGTAGATCGCCCGAAGCCGTGAGGACGTTTCCTGCATCGCGGCATAGACGAGCTCGCCTTCGGCATCGGTCATACGCAGCCAGGGCGTAGTTTTGGCAATCTGGTAAGGTGGTGCTGGCGGGGCAGCGTATGGCGCTATCGTCCCTTGGATGGCGAGATCATAGAGTTGCACGCCCAACGGCTCGGGATCGTCAGAACCGGCAGTAAATGGAATCCATCCGAATTCCGGATGGTTGTATTGGAGATCGATCGTTCCCCTGCCGTTATAGGTTGCGTATCGGATATCTTGAGCCGTGATTTCCTTGGGCTGTTTCGGCGGGTCAAGCTCCGGCTCCGGAGGAACAACGATCGGCGAATTTTCCGGAGTTTCGAAATCGTCGAGCGATGGGGCTTCTTGGTCAGCCATCAGGCAATCCTCTTCCAGAGTGTTACGGCGGTGGCGCCGCCGCCGGCCACATTCGTATATCCAAGGCACTGCCACGTTCCCGACGGGTTACCGCTGGAAGAACCCGATGCCGAAGCATATGCCAGGGTCGAGCCCGCCGACGTCTGACCTACGGTGAACGCCAGCCCAACAAGATTGAGCAGGAGTGCTATCGAACCGACTTGGTTCGTCCCGAGAGCCGCAAATTGCGCCGCAATGTTCCCGGCATGGGTCGCAGCCTGACCGCCGATAGTAGTGTTCGCGTTGAGATTAAGCGTGTTGGTGGAGTTGGTGTAGCGCCAGATGTCTTGAGCGTTGGCGGTGGAAACGAATCCGACGATCCCGCTTGACGCTGCGTCAGCGAACAAATAGGCGCTGGCAAAATTGATCCGTCGTTCGGTCGACATACTGAACGTGATATTGGCCGCCATCGTCAACTGAGCGGCCATACCTACGGCAGAGTTGAACTGCATCGCATCGGCCGTCGTCCCGTAGACCATAGGGGCCTTGGCATTGACGGTGCTGACGAGACCCCAAGTCCCGCCCCCAGACGTGTTGCCGTAGATATAGACGTTCGAGAACCCGATCCGCCGCTCGCTGGTCATGTCGAACTGGATGTTCGTTGAGAACGTCGTCGGCGAACTGATGCGTAGCGTGTCGTCAGAGTTGGTATAAACGAGAACGTCTTTTGCATTGGAAGTGCTGCGGAGGCCAACAGTCCCGCCGAAGGCAGTGCTTCCATAGATATAGGCGCTGGAAAAGCTGATCCTGCGCTCGGCAGCCATATCGAATGTGATGTTCCCGACCAACGTGCCGCCGGACGTGGAGAAGGCGCCGAGGTTGGCAAGCGCTGCAGCCGCATTAGTGGCGCCCGTGCCCCCGGCCGAAATCGGGCGAGCGGTGTTGGCGTCCTGCTCGGCGTCCTGCACATAGACATTGAACATTGCGCTGGAAATCGGCGTGTTTGGCGCTCCGCCAGTACCCGATGGCAGGGTATATATGCCGGTGCCTGGATTACGTGGCATTCAATGCCCTCCAATAGAAAAAGCCCCGCGATTGCAGGGCTAAAATGACTCGACTCTTGCGGGTGCATTGATCATCATGTGCTAAATCAGACTGGGGAGATGATCATGAAATTCGCGACTATTCTTGGCGCAGCGCTTCTCGCTGCTTCGACTGCTTCCGCCAATTGCATTGGCACCGGAAGTTTCCGTACCTGCTACGACGACAGCGGCAACAACTACACCGTCAACCGGATGGGCAATTCCACCTACATGAACGGCTACAATTCGCAGACCGGTTCAAACTGGTCGCAGCAGACCCATACCTACGGGAATACTACGCTGCAGAGTGGCCAGGACAGCCGGGGCAACAACTGGAACACGACGTGTTACAAGGGGCGCTGCAACTAAGTGCGCCAAGATGGGGAATGACGATAAGCCAGTCGAGGTCGTGCGACCGTCGGGCATTGATTTTATAGGCGTACATCAATCCGATGCGGAGGTGGCGATTATAGGGTTTGTCTTGCCCGGGAAGGTCGATCTGATCTTAGAATTGACGCCAGCAGTGCTCGTGACGCTTGAAGCCACGCTCGCAAGCATCCGTGAAAAGATGATCCAGAAGCGCCCACTTCAATAAAGCCCCGAGCCAGGTATTCAGCTCGGAGTGCTGCTTTCGAGGGGTATGTCTTGCCATCCATCATCGTCTTCTCCTATGGTTGTGGAATGAAAAACTTTGGTGCCGCCGCTTGTTTATCGGCTCTTTTTTTGGCGAGACCCGCCGCCGCAATGACCGGAGCGGAACTGATCCAGATGGATCGAGAATTCGCGTCAGGCTATATTTTCGGGATGGTCGAATATAAAACGCAGGTGTTGGAAGATTCCAACCCTTCATTCTATATAATGCGCGAGTGCATTCTTGGTGCTAAACTCAACTCTTATACTTTGTACGAACTCGTCACGTCTTACATCCGGAGAAACCCGGCCACTCTTCCACAGGGGGCGGTAGGCGCGGTCATCCAATCCCTCAACGCAATGTGTCCAGACGCTTTTAAATGAACCAGATTGATCACGACCCGAACGAACCTCCTGTAGACCGGACGCCGGGTCCGTGGCGATGGGCTCTTGTCGTACTCATTCTTCTTTGGGCTTGGTATATTTACTTTATGCCGTTCGACTGGCCAGCAGTTGCCATTGGGCTAGGGACTGGGGTGATTCTTACAGCTTGGATCATTGAAATCACCGGCAACAAAGTGCCCGCCTCATGGCGCCGCGATGCGACCGGCTCCAGCCGTACCAGTGCCGAGCAAGGCAGAAACGATCCTCGCGC